TTATTTTTTTGCGTTCTCTGCGTAATCGGTAACGACAAGGTTAGAGTAATCCACTCGGGCTTTCAATTCACCTGCACTGTCCAGAATATCCTGGAGAAGTTCAAAACTGTCTTTTTCAAAGACAAGGTTATCTTTCCAGGTATCCTGGTCTTTATAACGTTTTACAATGGTTGTGATGGTATCTAAGTCGTTTTCCTTGAACTGAGGTTTTATGATCTTGGCAATCTCCTCGGCTGTGTGGGAGTTTACATAGTCCATACCTTTTTGCATGGCATTGACAAAACCCTGAATGATCTCCGGATTTTTCTCTATAAAACTTTTTTTGGCACTGTAGGCTGTGTAAGGAACATAACCGGAATCAACGCCGCAGGAGGCCACAACATAACCGGCTCCTTCTTTTTCAAGGGCGGTGGCGCTTGGTTCAAATTCAACGGATTTTTATAAGATACTACACCTCTAAACTAAAAATTCAAACCCACAGATTTTATGGGTTTCTGGGTCAACATGTATTTCTTTGATGGTGCGTTTCCAGAATGCTTTGCGATGCTCTACATCTAATTTGTCATACAGCCGTTGCCAATCACCTGAGACGGATTTCTTGATTTCCAAATACTTTTCCAGGGGAACAGCTACCGGCTGTTCTTTTTTTAATTCCTTTTCAAGTCTCCCATATTCCTGATCATAATATGCTTCCTCAATTCGTCCTTTTTGAAACAACAGATTTAGACGATTCATTTCGGATTTAATTTTTGATACACGGTTTTGAGGATTCTTCTTCATGGCTTGCTGCTGTTGCTGGATATTAAAAATATTATTTTCCAACTGGGGTATCAGATTTGCAACCATATATTCTTCAATAACGGATTCCGTAATGCATGGAGAGCTGTGATAATCAAATTTTCTGCTACACCGATATCTTTTGTAATGACTGATGTCTCCGTTTCCAAGCTTTTGTTTTTTGGTAATACCGGATAGACACGAACCGCAATGCGGACATTTTATCAGACCGCTGAATAGATAAGGCTCCCGGGTATGAGGATAACTTTTGGCTGTAGAAATTTTGTGGATTTCCCTGTATTGGTCCGGGGTTATATAAGCGGGGTGGTATCCCTCAATGCCATCATATATGCCGGCATAGGCTTCATTGGATAAAATCCGGTTTATCTTGTATTCAGTGAGTTTCTTGTCGTCGCTGTATTTGTCTAATATATAAAAGACAGTCCGACGCTTGGAAAAACAGGAAAAGTAGTATTTAAATATCTCATCTACGATATGCTCACGCTCAGGATCCTTATGTAGCCTTTTGTCATCTCCCAGGATGTAACCATATGGAGCTGCGCCAGTCACGTGCTGGCCCTGGCGTTTTTTGTGGGCAAAGACCACTTTGATACGCTCACTGGTGCGGTCACACTCATTCTGGGCCACGGCAAGCATGATATTGATTTTAAGCTGTCCGTCTGCAGTGGATGTATCATAGTCTTCATGGACTGTCTTCCAGTTGCAGTGATGGGCCTCCAGGATAGCCTGGGTATTATGATAGTCCTTCACGTTACGAAACCAGCGGTCCAGCTTAGTTACAAGTATAAGGTCTATCTTATCTTGCTGCACATCACTAAGTAGCCGCATAAAGTCTTTGCGGTTCTGCAGCTTCTTTCTGGCGGTAATCCCCTCATCAGAGTATGTGCCCACAATTTCGTATCCATGTGACAAGGCGTATTCTTTCAGGTCCTCCATTTGGGTTTCCAGTGACAGGCCGTACTTGGCCTGCAGGTCATGGGATACACGGTCATATAATGCACAGCGTATTTTTTTCATGGTATCATCTCCTCTATATGTGTATGAGTTTAGGTTACAAAAATAACACCATACTGGACCGTTCCGGGTTGCCGCCCGGGGTGGTTTTATAGTGTGAATAATCCTCAAAGGTAAACAATCCTTTTCTGTTCACTTAAAAAGGGGTCCGTAAAATGATGTAAATAAACAATGGTAGCACCACATCTTCTAAGTTAACTCCATTTTGAGCTTTTATGTAATTTCTGGCTCTTCGCAGGCAATTCTCTACTGTTTTTTTACTGCAACGAAATCTCCATGCGATTTCTTCAGTGCTTAATCCCAGAGTATATTTCATAAGGAGCATGTCATACCATATATTGTTTTTGCATCTGAGATCATATAGCACTGACGAAAGATATGTCCGTTCTATAACATCATTGGCATAATTCTTCCTTGTTGGGATTTCTTTGCTAAGCCAAATTATCCGGAATTTACCGTATTTTCGGACAAAATCTATGGAGGTATGTTTGGCTGTTAAATATAACCACGCCTGCAAATTTCGTATATTATTCCCATTACTGACGTTCTTATATAATTTCATAAAAACCTCTTGCGCAATGTCTTGGGCATAATCTCTGTCTAATACTATAAGATAAGCTACTTTCGCCACATTGTTATAATGTGTATTGTATATCTTTTCAAAGTCTTCCGTACTAATAGTTACCACCTCAGAGAAATTGTACCATGTAGGGTAGGGGGTGACTAATGGTAAGTGTTGGAAGGAATGGTATAAATTACCAAAATATATTTTGAAAAAATATGAGGGATTTTAAGCAAATCTCTCGGCTTATATATGTAACCTTAATAAAATATTGTTTACACAATAAAACAGAACGTATGTTCTTGAAATTTCTTTACTCCCGGTGTATACTCATAATAGAATATATGTTCCCACTGCATATCTGAGAGGGAGGCGCTACATATGGAAGAACTGAAGAACGAAATCATCACATTGGTTTCAAAATCTACAAATTATGACTTATTAAAGATAATTTCAAGGTTTGTAAAGAGATTACTAAGCTAGGCAAATGCCTAGCTTTTTCTCTTATTAGCAGCCTTTTGGGCTATTTTTTCCAATAGCTCCCATTCCTCAACCTCGAGATCGGCCAGTGCTTCAACTAATCTTCTCCGAAAGGATTCTTCTTCATCTCTTAATATGTCAGCCGCAAAATCAGTAATTTTTTCTGTTCGTGTCTTTTCTCTTATTGGTGATCCTTCACCTATAAGTAACCAGTTCATATTGACATCATGTACATCACATATATCAGATAACACTCTTTCAGTTATAGAAACGGCTCCGGTTTCTATATTTCCAAGGTTTGAGCGGGATATTTTAATGGATTTTGCAAACTCTTCTTGAGTCATATGTAAAACGTTTTTTCTTAAATATCTTATTCTCTCATGGGACTTCAATTATTATCACCAACTTTCCTTTTTTTGTATAGAAATATTATATCACAAGTCAAAATGCTTGTAAAGGACAAAGAAATACGTTGTATGCTTGACAAGGACTAAATAACGGTGTATAATGTCCTTAACAAGCGAAAGGAGAGGACAAAATGTCAGAGAAGGAAAAATGCATTTTAGAAAAACTTGCCGAAGTGCTTCCACACATGGATGAAGAGGACAAAGAAATCCTTGTTGAAAAAGCAGACAGTATGGCTTACATGAATCGGAAGTGGAAAAAGAAACTGGCTGAAACAGATGACAAGAAAGCCGGATGAGAGGAGGTGAGGAAGATGTGGACCATTGTTTTTGTGGTGTTGACAATATTATGTGGTTTTAAATGGATGCAATGGAAATTAGCTACTCATGCATGGGCGTGGTATTTGGAAAAGCGCGGATACCAACCTCCAAATGACCATGATATCAAGGAGTGTACCCGCGCGGTTATCGGTTCTTTATTATTTCGTTAATTTTTTTTCGAACGGATAAATTGAACATGCTGTAGCTAATGATTCTCCATAAGGAGTTAAGTATACTTGAGTGCCGCGTGCTATTGGGCGTGATTCACTTGCGGAATACTTTTTTTCTAGACTTTCAAAAAATTTGTTGTGAATAAAGTTTTCACTAATTACGACTGATATAGATGAAATTTGCTGGATTAACCCTAGTTGCTTTAGAGCAGAAATAGAAAGAGACTGCATATCGAAATTATCAAATGGTTCATCTACAAAAATAATGCAATCGTACAATAGTAGATAGTTGTCAGAGAAATCTGTTTCAACACGGTACTCTGCTGCATCAATGGAATGCTCTTTATTTTTAGCTAACTCTTTAAAAAGCCTTGCATCGTATGGGCTCATCTGCTTTAAAGTATTTGGAAAGGATGGATGCATAAACGTTGAAAAGTCAATATTACAAGAATTAGCAATCAATGCTGCAAACATAGAACGGAGTTCTTTGTGATGAATACAATATGCGCTACAATCAATTGCCTGTCCTAATACTTGATATTCAGGACGAATAATTTTGCTCTCATCTATTGATGTAAGATTATCAAATATATTTTGCCGGAAGATTTCTTGGCTAACATCATTTGGAACAGCATATTTTTCTGAAAATTGTCTTACTTTGCTTGCCGGGATTGCTAACAAATCAGAAATCATGTGGAAGATGATAGTAATAGGCTTTTTGGTCACTTCCCACAGTTGCTTATTTTGTTCATTGTTCACTAATGTTTCTCCTCTTTTTATGTATTCGGCCTGGCGGGGCCTGTAAGTACATTATAAATTAGAACTATTAATAAATCAATCAGAACCCAGACAACCTGTCATACATACCATAATACAAGGAAGGTGAAGTGTATGAAAACTATGGCAAATATGAGTAATGCGGAAAGAGAAGAAAGAATAATTCAGATCCTTGTGGAGTTACTGGAGGATCAGGACGGATGCAAATATGAGTACAGAAAATTGACACCGGAAGAAATAGCTGAGAAGGATAAAACCGCCTAATGGCGGGAAGGAGGGACAAGCCTGTGTATTATGAAACTGTAAGAGATACAGTTATCTGTACTGCAATAACAATACTACCACCGTTTTTCCGACCGACAAGCCTGTCAGCACAGGTGATTTGCTACATCGGTATATTTGCTATCATCTATGCTGCATTGGCCTTGTCAAGGGAATGGGATGAAAGGAGAAAAGACCATGGACAAGCTAAAAACAGACGGTGATGTCATGATCCATCTGGTGAAGGTAAGAAAGCACCTGCGGGATATATCGCAGCAGATAGATCAGAGTATATATTTGGAAATATCACCGGATGGGTATGCAAGAGTAATTGTTGGAGACTATGAGGCCTCAGAGTATCCTGGAATAGGGGCTGGTATAGAATACAGACCGGCTCGGAATTTGAAAGCATGGCAGGATGTAGAGCCACAGCAGATACGGTTTGGAAAAACTCCAGTAACTAGGAAATGAAGGAGGGCAAGTTATGAATACTCTGACAAGAGAATGCATTGAATACATCTCGGAAGAGATACAAGAAGGAAAAATGAAGGATGAAGACAGGCGATTAGCGTGTGTGTTATCATATCTGGCCAATGATGAAGATATTGATGAACTGTATAAACTCATTAAAACTGGAAAAGCCCCTGGAGCCGGGAAGCAATCAGGGACTTGATAAATAAAAATCATATTAATTGTATCAGAAAAGAAGTAATCGTGCAATGAAAAAAATTGTGAGGATAAAAACGTCATGAAAATCAAGTTAAAAAAATTGATACTGCAAAATTTTATGAACTACCATGAGATGTCCATTGATTTTGCAGAGATTACAAAGATTATCGGTAAGAACGGTAAGGGGAAGAGTAGTATTCTGACTGGCTATACATGGCTGCTCTTTAACTGTGACTATGAACTGAAGGATAATCCTAAAGTTCGCAGGGAAATAGAGGGAGTACCTGTATCTGATATGGATGTATCAGTAGAGGGGATATTTGAGTTGGACGGGAAGGAGGTTTCCGTTAAGAAAGTACAGAAGCGTAAATTTGGAAAGGATGGGGTTTCTTACGCAGACAATAATACATACTTTATCAATGAAGTTCCGAAAACGCTGCGGGATTTTAATGATTATTTTGATTTAGATATGGATGTCTTTAAAATGTGTTCCAGTATCAATGCATTCTTATCCAAAAAGCCAAAAGAAATGCGAGAGTTCTTATTTGGAACAGTTGATAGCGTGACCGATTTCGATGTGTCGGAGAAATTTGAGGATCTGGCTGAATTGGTCCCGCTCCTCCAGCAGTATGAGCTGGGAGAGATTGTTGCCATGAATAAGGCCAGTAAAGCCAAGATTTCCAAGGAACTTCCTATTCTGGAAGGTCAGATCAAGGAGAAAGAACGGGATTGCACGGTGGACATTGATACGGCTGAACTGGAGCTGCAGGCAAATGCTATTAAAGAGCAGATTGTAAAACTGGAAGCTCAGACGAATGACACAGATGCTCAATATGAACAGTGGCAGAGGCAATCTGATCAGATTCTTCAGAAGAAAATGGACTTGAATGAATATGTTCGTAAGGCTAATGCCGGGCTGGTTGAACAGAAGAGCCGGCTGAATCGGGAGTTGCTGGAATTACAGCAGAATCTTCGGGATGTCCAGAATGATTTCCGCATGGCTGAGTTGGACAAGCAGCGGTGTGAGCAGAATTTGGAGCGTCATAATAAGGAACGTGATTCGGTTTTTGCACAGTGGAAAGAATGGAATGCTAAACAGTTTGATGAGTCTATATGGGTTATCGGAGAAAACGATACCATATGCAAAATGTGTGGACAGAGGTTGCCGGAAGTAGAAATAGAAGAACGTAGGACACATCTTGAAGAGCGTAGACAAGATGCTCTGGAAAAATTCAATGATGAAAAGGCTTCTCATCTCGAAAATTTAAATGGTAAAGGGAAAGAAATCACTAATTTAATGAAGAACGCAAGTGCAGATATTGACGTTGCATCGGATAAAATGGAAGAACTGGCATTACAGTCTGGTAGCATTAAAAAAGAAATTTCAGACAAAGAGAACGAGCTGGCAATTCTTCATCCAGAAGTAGATTTGTCTGACAATCAGGAGTTTCAGGCCATGCAGGCCGAAGTGATCGCAATGGAAGAAGCCCATAACTCCATGACTTCTGGAACAGATATCCGTAATCTTCTCAAAATAAAACTTTCTGATCTGCGTGAAGAGTTATCGGCAGTGGAGAGGCAGATTGCATCAGCAGACACAACGGAAGCGGAGGAGCGCCTTGAAGAACTTCGGAAGAATCGTATGGATATGGAGCAGGCAAAAGCGGACTGTGAAAAGATTCTTTTTCTGGTTGACAAGCTGGATAAACATAAAAATGAGATGCTTTCAGACAGTATCAATGCACAGTTTAAATATGTGGATTGGAAATTATGGGAGACAAATAAATCAGATAATTATAAAAGTGTGTGTATCCCGACCATTGATAAAAAATCATTGTTGGATATTTCTTCAAACAAAGGAAACCGGATCATTGGAAAGTTGGATATCTGTAATTCTATCCAGAAGATTACAGGAATTAACTGCCCAGTGTTTCTTGATGATGCGGAAAGTCTTGACAGCGACAATATGAATAAGTGCCTGGAGATGATGCATTGCCAGGTGGTGACATTGATGGTATCTGATGATGCCGAACTGAGAGTGGAGGTAGCGTGATGGGATTGAAATTAAAAGAGGGAATAGCCCCAGAGGTTTTGAGAAAATACGGTTTCAGAACAGGAAAAGAATGGGCAGATGCAGGAGAGCGTTGCCTGAAAGGAGTGGGGTATGAGTATCAGCATGGATGGTGGCACAAATTCCTGATGGATGAAGAAGAACCAGAAAAAATAGCCTATACGGAAGAGGAATATGACATACCAATGGTGCAGATATCATTCCGAACCCAGGATAAGTTTAATATGGGATTGATGAAGAACTCCGGGCAGAGTCTATCGAAATGACCACTTTATCTGGTCTGATCGAGTACATAAAGGCAGGTGTAGATGATATGGCAGACAGCATGCTGGTTCAGGTGGTGTCCCCAACAGAAGTCAGGCTGATTTCACAGTTGGATTTTGACCGGAAACGTGAGTGCCTGGTAGAAGTCCATGCGGATATCCCGCAGTTTGCGTTTGGCAAATTCATTGATTCAGAAGCTTTCCTTATTGGAGTACGCTCTAAATTTATCCAGAATGAGGGCGCAGAGTCAATTCTGAGATTTGCTGGAACTGTAGAGAGTGGTACGGTTGCTAAGTATGGTGATGATGGCGTATCACAATCTGCAACGGTCAAAAAGGGAATTGCATCAAAAGAGGAAAAACTGGTTCCCAATCCTGTAACGCTCCGTCCGTACCGAACATTTACAGAGGCAACACAGCCGGAATCTGAATTTGTGTTCCGTATGAAAGATGACGGCATGAGTGTATATTGCGCCCTCTTTGAGGCTGATGGCGGAGCGTGGAAGAATACTGCCATGAAAGCCATTAAAGAGTTTTTGAAGTTTGAGCTGGCTGAATATCCTAATTTTACAGTGATTTCATAAGAATAAGTTTTCCGGCTGCCCTTTTCAGGGTGGCCGGGGATGGGAGAGAAAATGAATAAATGGATTGGAATAGGACGATTAACGCGTGATCCAGAAATTAGATATAGCCAAGGGGGAAACTCATTGGCAATCGCCAGATATACATTGGCAGTTGATAGAAGATTTAAGAAAGATGGAGAGCAGACAGCGGATTTTATCAACTGTATTGCTTTCGGCAAAAACGGCGAGTTTGCAGAAAAATACCTGCGTAAGGGAACAAAAGTTGCCGTTACGGGGCGAATTCAGACCGGAAATTATACCAACAAAGACGGCGTAAAAGTCTATACCACGGATGTTGTTGTTGAAGAGCATGAGTTTGCCGAGAGTAAAAATACGCAGCAGACAAATAACCAGACGCAGCAGAACCAGCAAGCAACAGGCGACGAGTTTATGAATCTCCCCGATGGAATAGACGAGGAGCTTCCGTTCAATTAAGGAGAGTATGTATGAAAGTGATAGTCAAAACTGAAAAAGAGATGGAATTAAAGAGGTATTTTGTACTTAGAGGAATCAAAGATACATGTGTATGCAAAACAGTCGTTGCGGAAAGAAAATACGCAAGTCCACCTCCGGCATTAGAAATCGCTGAATTTATCAATGAATATGGATGTGATTTTGCTTCACTGGTCGAAAACTTCTATTTAGAAGATGATCCTGAACTTCCGTTTAGTTAAGGATGGTGGAATATGGCAGGTAAAAAGACTGAAAGAAATCCGTCCGATATAATCCAGGACTTCCTTGATCTGATGAAGTCGAGCCAGAAGGAGTATCAGGATTGCGTAACTAAGGTGTGGCAGTATGACAAGAAAAAGCCTGTAGACTATATGCATGATTTTGAGTTTATGAACAACTGTAAAGAGCGCAGCAAGCTCTCTACAAAAATCCATAATGAACGTATTGAGCGCCGGAAATATAAGGATAGGGCGGAGCGGACGGAGAAGCTGGCAAAGTTCTATTCCGATAAACAGAACAAGCAGTTTTTGGACAGGTTGAGCGGCCTGGCAGCAGCGCAGAGGGAAGTAGAGGAATATCTGGACGGGGAAAGGCATTATAACAGAAGGGCAGGTGATGATATTGGCGATAACAGTCATAGAGGATAAAGCACAGCAAGCCGAAAAGCACATTACAAAATATCTGCACTGGGAAAACCATGGTGTGTATTGGGAACGCTATCCCTTGCCCGTAGGAGACTATATTCTTGCAAATGAAAAAGTTCTTGATGTGATTTCCAGAAAGCAAAAGCGGGGTACCGACGTAAAGAAAATGGATTTCCTTGGTACATATAATTGCACTGTGGATACTAAGAAGGATATACAGGAGATTATTGGAAATATTTGTGGTAAGCAGCATGGACGCTTTAAGGATGAATGCATTTTAGCACAGAATAATGGCATTAAACTGATTGTGCTGATCGAGAATGAAGATGGTGTGAAATCTATTGATGATTTGTTTCATTGGAACAATCCAAGGCTATATAGGTACAATAAGATTGCCTATATGCACAACTTTGAGAAGTGGCTAAGCATTCCATTGCCAAAGGCAAAGCCAACGGCAGGGAGTACACTTGCCAAAGCAATGATCACGATGGAAAAGAAGTATGGAGTGGAGTTTAAATTTTGTACTCCAGAAGAAGCAGGGCGGAGAATAGTAGAACTACTGGAGGGAGATTATGGCAAGTAAAAGAATGTTTAGTATAAATATAATGGATTCAGATGCTTTTCTAAATCTTCCAAAATCAGCGCAAGCCCTGTATGTTCATTTGTGCATGAGAGCTGATGATGATGGGTTTCTGGGAAACGCCAAGCGTATTACAAATTATGTCGGCGGTTCCACTAAAGACTTGGAGTTGCTTCTTAAAAAAAGATTTTTAATGCAGGTAGATGATGTGGTGGTCGTTAAGCACTGGAGAATGCACAATACGATTCTGAAGGATAGGTATACGCCGACTGTCTATCAGGATGAATATAAAAAGTTAACAATTAAGGGTAATCGCTCGTATACAGAACGTAAACAGAATGATGACAAAAATGTTAACGAATGTGTTAACAAAAATGACAACACTATTATAAACAACGCAGATAGCAATGGCGCTAACTGCAATGTTGCCATTAATGATAACACAGGTTTAGATTTAGGTTCAGGTTTAAAAAATAGTAAAAACACTCTTGTGCATTCTGGCGAAATGCACGACCCTGAAAAGCTCTCTTTGGAGCAGTTTTATGAATCTATCTGGAAGCTTTATCCACTCAAAAAAGGCAAGGGCCAGGTATCTAAGACAAAAAAACAGGTGCTGCAGAGGATTGGGTATGAGCAGATAAAACGCTGTGTAGACCGCTATGTTACAGAGCTCAGATCTTCTGGGAAAGAGAAATTCATGATGCATGGCAGCACGTTTTTTAACAGTGGATATGTGGATTATCTGGATGAAAATTACGTGGTTGGGGAGCAGCCGGCCGAGCAGGCTAAAGAGAGTGAGCCAGAAGACAGATTTTCCTGTCTGGAACCAGATATGCGTTCTCTCCTAGAAAGCTGCGGAGTGATTGACGGACAGTCACTTGATCTTGGAAATGCTACGGATGAGCAGATCAGATATTTGCAGGAATGCGGGGTGCTGTAAATGCTTTATGAGTTCAAAGAGGCGGATGCTTATGCTTTTGCCAGACATGTAGGTATACGGGCCAAGCAGAGAGGGCATAACCTGCATTTTCAGACTTGTCCTTACTGCCGTTCAGCGAAGGATAAAGACACATTTGCTATCGACCTGGAAACAGGGCAGTTCAAGTGCCTGCGGGCGAGCTGCGGGGTATCCGGTAACATGATCCAATTATCCAGGGATTTTGATTTCAGCCTTGGATATACGGTTGACGAGTATTACCGGCCAAAGAAGAAATATAAGCGGCTGCCAACACCAAAAGAGCCGATAGTCCCGAGGGATAAGGCGGTAGCATATCTGGAGAGCCGCGGGATATCTGCAGAGGTTGCAAAACGGTATGAAATAACCGTACATGCCAGACATGAGAATACTTTAGTATTTCCGTTCTTTGATGAAAAGGGTATATTGCAGACAATCAAATACCGGGATACGGAACATTTCCCTGGTAAGAAATTTACTGATAAAGACGGGAAAGAGCGTAAGTCACCGAAGGAGTGGATTGAAGAAGACAGCAGGCCAATCTTGTTTGGCATGAAGCAGTGCAATGATAAGTTTGACCGGCTCGTGGTTACGGAAGGGCAATTAGACAGTCTGAGTGCTGCCACGGCAAGCATAGAAAATGCGGTATCCGTTCCAAATGGATCGCAGGGTATGACATGGATTCCTTACTGCTTCAACTGGGTATCAAAATTCGAGGAGATCGTAGTCTTCGGGGATTTTGAAAAAGGGAGAATGACTTTACTGGAAGACTTCCAGAAGCGGTTTCCAAACAAAATAAAACATGTCCGGGAACAAGATTATCGAGAGTGCAAAGATGCCAATGAATTATTGCAGAAGCATGGCAAGGATGCTGTTAGGCAAGCTGTAGAAAATGCAGTTCCGGCTCCTGTAAACAGAGTTTTACCGCTTGCTGAAGTGGAAAGCGTAAATATCTATGAGCTGCCAAAGTTAAAGACCGGTATCAGTCAATTAGACCGCACACTGTATGGCGGGCTGCCATTTGGCATGGTGTGCATTATCGCAGGTAAGCGTGGAGATGGAAAATCCACATTGGCAAGCCAGATCATGGCAAACGCAGTGGAACAGGATTTGTACACATTTGCCTATTCAGGGGAGCTGCCTAATTATCTCTACAAGAGTTGGTTTGACTTCCAGGTGGCTGGCCGAAACCATATCGTTGAAAACCAGACAGAGTATGGTACGGTCAACCGGTTTATCACAAACAAAAATCAGGAGTTGATCAATACATGGTATGCGGATAAGGCATATATCTACGACAATCGTATCATTGACGGTGATGAGAAAGAGGACCTGTTGAAAAGCGTAGAACAGGCTATCATGCAGTATGGGATCAAGGTGGTGTTGATAGACAACCTTATGACTGCCATGTACATTGATGAGCTGCAAGGCAGCGATAAGTATGACCAGCAGGGGCGTTTTGTCCGGGAACTGACAAAGATAGCTATACGGTATGACGTCCTGATTCTTCTTGTCGCGCACCGCAGAAAAAATGCTTTTACATCAGATGCCAATGACGAGATCAGCGGTTCGGGAGATATCACAAACCTTGCCGGGATTACGTTGAGTTATGACCGCGGAAGTAAAGACGAGATTGATAAAGGGGTGTTGGAGGAGAGCCAGCGAAAGCTGATTGTTGCGAAAAATAGGTTATTCGGGAAGATTGACCTAAAAGGCCTGATTCTCAGCTATGATGAAAAGTCAAAACGGATCTATGGGGATGGCGATGATGTGAACAAGCAGTTTGGATGGGATAAATCTGATGGATTTACGGGCGCTGATAATATGGAAATACCATTTGATTAGTGTGGAAAGAGAGACATTATGAGATATGAACTACATATGTTCTTCCGAAAATTATATATATCTGGTACCAGAAGGGACTGCGATACATGCAGGCATTATGACGGAAGATTCGGGGATGATCATTGCTTCCGGTGTGAACGAAGTATAAAGGCGGTGGGGTATGACAAAAGAGGATCTGAATAAATACTTTGAGATATATACGGACTGCTGGAGACTATTCCGGAAATATTCAGAGCCAAGTGATAAAGATGCGTTCTGGCAAAGTTTGTTTGAAGAAGCAAATGCGCTTCATGAAAAGAATGGAAAAACTGAATTTTCTGAAAAGCTTATTTTGATAACAGAGGGAGAAATAGATAGGATTTTCAGGGAGCGAAAGGAGTGAGAGGTTTGCCGGCCGGCTATAAAGAGCTCTTTACTCCAAATCAGTATAATGAAAGATTGTGATTATCCAAACTGCCTGAATTGTACACAGAGTGACTGCATTATGGAAGAGCAGGATATAGCAGCGATATTGAAACGCAGGCGGTGGAATGCAAATCCTGAAGCATACAGACAAAAACAACGAGATTACCGTAAACGGGTCAGGGATAGCCTGCCACATTGTGACGAATGTGAAAATTGTATTCTGGTCCGTAAAGATAAGGGTGAGGGATACCGCAGATTATGTATCCAGGAAATGCGCCTAGTGGAACAGAAAGTTTCAAACAGCCCGCTGTGGTGCAGGAAGAGAAAGGGGAAAATTAAGAATGATACATTTGATAAAGAATTATTATGCGATCCCAAATAACATGGGATTTACACTTGCCGTGGATAAGGGCAGGAAGAACCAGGATGGGACCAACGCTTACGATACAATAGGATATTGTGGGAGCTTTGAAGAAGTGATTTTTCTCCTCAGACGTAAAATTGTAGACCGGAGGCTGAAAAGTGGATTATATGAGCTTTCAGAAGCTCTGGATATGATCAGAGAAACTTCGGAAGAGATAAGATTGGCGATAAACGGAAAGACGGAGGAAGGGAATGCAAATGGAAGTTGATGAGCGATATCACATAATTGCGGGATACTACAACAAGAGGGATGAATTGGGAAAGCTGTGGGAAGAAATCGGAGAGCTTGAAAATGAATTGGAATCATCAACGAATCCTTTTGGGCTGCCAGATCTTGTATATCTTACTCCAAATACATACAGTGAAATGGCTGATGTGATGATTGTCTGTATTAATGTGGCAATTCAGCAGGGAAAGCTGGATAAATTACTGGAGCAGATAGATTATAAATTAACTCGGCAGATTCGCCGGATTGAGGAGGAAAAACATGAAAGCCGAGGATAACATTAAACGAGGTGAGAGGACCCGCAGGGACATTCTGGAATACATAAAGCAGTATATCCGGCAACACAGTTATCCACCCTGCCGCAGGGAGATAGGGGATGGTGTAGGACTTAAATCTACATCCTCTGTACAGAGTCATATAGACAGAATGCTGGCCGATGGGATGCTAGAGACAGATGATGAAGCAGGTACTCCCAGAGCGCTGCGAGTACCGGGAATGCAGATCGTCAGCCGGGAGATGACAGTACTGGATAGATATATCGAATCAGAGAGAGTACGGATTGTGGAGCAGTTATGTCCTTATGATATACCATGGCTTGTCCATGAAGCAGGCACCCAGCAGTTTGAAGGAAGACAATGCCAGAATGACTGTGAGAAATGCTGGAATGTACGGTTGGTTAAGGCACCGTGACAAGGAGATGATAGACTATGGCAAAGTATAAAGCTCAGATTACAGAAATGGATATAGAGATCATAAAAAAGATGGCTGCCAATGACATGAATGTCACTCAGACAGCACTTGAATTAAATTACCACCGTAATACGGTTGTATACCATCTGGAAAAGATTGAGAGTATAACAGGATACAATCCATGCAGCTTTTATGGGCTTGTGCAATTGATTAATAAATTTGGATAGATAAGAAAGGAGCTTTTGCCGGCCGGCACAAAAAGGGCGCCCTTTTCAATTTTAAAATGAATATAGGTCTTCATGATGCAGAGAAAGAACATTTTAAACATGGGAAAAAATTTCCCAATTTAGCACTAATGAAATTATCAGAATGGCATAAAAAACAAGGAGATAATATAGGCTGGTGGATCCCAGTGTTACATTATGACCGAGTGTATAGCAGTAAAGTTTTTGACTTTACACCAGATAACACAGAACTGCCAGACGGTGCAATCCGTGGTGGAACCGGATATCGGGATTTGCCAATAGACCAGGAGCTGCCGCCGGAGATTGATGAAATGTATCCGGATTACAGCATATATCCTGAGTGCGATTATGCAATTGGGTATCTCACCCGTGGGTGCCCAAATCACTGCCGCTGGTGCGTAGTGCCGCATAAAGAGGGTCAGATTAAGCCGTACCAGTCTTGGCAAGATGTTGTGAGGTATGATACAGATAAGCTAGTGCTGATGGATAACAATATACTGGCTTGTGATCATGGTATAGCGCAGCTGGAGGGGCTGATAGAGAGTGGATATCGGATTGATCTTAACCAGGGTATGGACGTAAGGCTTGTGACGGACGGGGTGGCGCAGATATTATCACGGTTGTCATGGATCAGATTTATAAGGTTTTCATGCGATACAAAATCACAGATAGAGCCGATTAGGCGGACAATTGGCCTGTTGGGCAGATATGGAGTGAGGCCGTACCGGATTTTTATATACCTACTGGTCACAGAGGATATTGAAGATGCAGCAGATAGAGTTGAGTCCCTTAAAGGCTATAAGGCAATCAACCTATATGCCCAAGCTGAGCGTAACGAGCGTCTGGGAGTAATACCCAATAAAGTACAACTTGAGTTTGCGCAGCGGTACATATATGGTGGATGTTATCGCCATGAGACGTGGAATGAATATTGTAAAAGAAATCAAATAAAGCAATAAAATAGCAGAAAGGAGCCAGCCTCCGGCCGGAGAAATGCTATAGCGGGCTTCTAAATAATATGAGAGATTTAATTATTGATTGTTTCGCCGGTGGTGGCGGAGCGAGTGTAGGAATAGAAATGGCATTAGGCCGTCAGGTAGATATAGCAATTAATCATGATGAGCAGGCCATAAGGATGCACAAAACCAATCACCCAGACACGCTGCACCTGACAGAAGATATTTTTAAGGTGGATTTGGAAAAGTATGTAAAAGGCCAGCATGTAGCGCTCATGTGGGCAAGCCCAGACTGTACCAGCCATAGCAAGGCCAAGGGCGGACAACCAAGAAAGCATGGCCTCAGGATCTTGCCGTGGGCAGTGTATAAACATGCAAAAAAAATCCTTCCAGATGTAATAATTATGGAAAACGTGGAGGAAATACAGCAGTGGGGGCCTTTGGATGATAAGGGTCATCCTATTCCAGAGCGGAAAGGTGAGGAGTACCAGAGATTTGTAAGCAAGATGCAGGGCCTTGGGTACGGTTTCGACAGCCGGGAACTGGTGGCTGCGGACTATGGGGCACCGACAACCAGAAAGCGCTGGTATGCAATTTTTCGGCGGGAGGGTAAACAGATAATCTGGCCAGAGCCTACACATAGTAAGACAGGAGATGGCGGCAAGAAAAAGTGGGTGCCGGTGGCAAGCATTCTGAATTTCTCTGACCTTGGGAAACCTATCTTCGGACGCAAGAGACCTCTGGCAGAGAATACCATGCGCAGGACTGCAAGAGGACTGGAAAAGTTTGTATTTAACAACCCGGACCCGTTTATCATCCAGGTAAACCACGGTGGAGATAACTTCCGGGGCCAGAGCGTCCATGAACCAATGCCGACCATTGCGCAGAAGCATGGGTTTGGTACGATATCACCGTACATTATGCAAATTGGGCAGACTGGATTTACCGCAGATAGAAATAGGGGCATGGAAGAATCCCTGTCAACAGTGATTACAAAAAATGAGCACTGCCTGATAGCGCCATATATGATTCAGTATCATTCTGAAACCACCGAAAACGGCGTAAGAGGGCAGCAAGTGTCAGAACCCGTACAGACCATAGATACCAGCAACCGATACGGCCTCGTTATGGCGTTTTTGGAAAAGTTTTATAAAACAGGAACCGGACAGAGCCTTGCAGAGCCAATCCATACCATCACCACAAGCCCGGGACACTTCGGACAGGTATCAATCTATGCAATGGACTGGAAACAGTTGCAGGAAGCAGGAGTGGACGAAAAGACGGCCCAGAAAGCCACATGGGTATCAGAGTTTATCATGGAGTATTACGGAGCGGGTACCGGGCAGCAGGTGACAGAGCCACTGCACACGGTAGTCACAAAAGACAGATTTGCCATAATCACCATACTGGGTAATGAGTATGCCATACTGGACATTTTTCTTCGGATGCTGACACCGGAGGAGTTGAAATTGGCCCAGGGATTCCCGGCAGATTACATTATTGACCGGGATTACGCCTGGAAACCATATCCGAAGTCAGAGCAGGTTAAACGCATCGGAAATAGTGTTGTGCCAATCATGGCGAAGGCTTTGGTAAGCGCAAACTGCGGTTACTTAAGAGCAGGAGAGCGGCGGCCGGCGCCAGTAGTATATACACAAAAAAATGGGCAGGTGGCATTCGGATGAGTGGGAAATTTGAAGGCCAGATCACCCTGACAGACTACATCATTGACCGGAACAATGTTACCTTTAAGCTATGCGGCCAATGCGTCTGCGATAACTGCCTATACTGGTGGTCAAGCCGTTGCCCATATGGTGGATGCTATGATGATTGGCGGGCGGAAATAGACCCCTACGATAAAGCCTATCCTAATCAGCCGTCGCGGACTGCCTGGAGTTATTGGGATAAGCCCGGGGAGCAGGCACACTGGTGCAGAGGCGGGACGTTCTATCCGGCCCATTACTGCCCGGGTTTTACAAAATATAAAGGTTGCCAGATTAAAGAGTGCCTAAAGTGCAATGTGGCAGTGTATCAGGACGGGTATATAGATTGTAGCCTGGTGGATACTCTGGGCTGTACGGAGTGCTATCAGGAGTTTATGGAGAAATAGTCAGACAGATAATGTCGTATTATGCTATAAAGTGTCGATATAGTTATCTTGAATATTACTATAATTGATAATATAATTAAGATATCAAAATATAGAGGAGGTAGTAACATGAAAAGTTTTTGCAAAAAGATTTGCGTCTTCTTATTAACGGTGATAATGATTTTTACATCATCGTTCAGTGTTTTAGCAAGTTCAAATTATGATTCAAATTCTGACTTGGTAAAATCCGATGAATGGGTTCTTCCTGGCGGTGTACTTGCTAAAATACATGTTATTAACACTATCGTAGATGTTCCATCATGGGCAGTGCTACAATATGGAAGTAATAATCAATATGTATATTTGTTACAAGCCTGCTTGAAACATTTAGGACATTATTCAGGTGAATTGGACAGCAATTTTGGCCCTGCTACGTTAGCTGCGTTGAAAAGTTTTCAGGGAAAATGGGGGTTATCGGTAGATGGTTCTTGCGGCCCGGCTACTTGGATGAAATTTCATCAGTTATTATTAATGCAAACAGTTCAGATTGAGTGGTATTGGTGGTTTTAAGCTTGAATAATATATAATAAAAGCGTCTGGTCAGATTACTGGTTCTTTCTGACCTTTGGGTAATGTGAACTTTCTGAAATAACAATAGGAGCTTTAAATCTGTGATAAATACAGACTTAAAGCTCCTTTGATATTCAATGCCAAAATGATTCTTTACCCATAGTTCAGTAAGAACCAGATTACTGGCAGGGCGCTTTTACATTGCATTCCGCTAAAATGTAAGATATAATGTATAAATAATGAGGGGGTTGTCTTATGAAATGTTGTGGTACTGAAATGCATAGGAATGCAGATAGTTATTTTTGTGCAAAATGTGAATCTAGAAAATATTTTAAGTGATGTAAGAATCAATCATCAGTATTCACTGGTAGTTTTTCATAAGTGAGGAGATTTCTTATGGATAAATATACAAAGAAGGCTTTAATAGAAGCCATTTTATGGCTATTGCTATTGCTGTTTATATTTATTTGTCCAGAATTTAATCCTGTTATTGGGTTAATTATGCTTGGGGTTTTTTTGATAAAAGTGATAGCTAAATTTATGGATTCACATTTATAAATTATACTGATCGTTCCGCAAAGATGATAATAGACCGCACATCCTTTTCGATTTCTGTATGTTGGCAATATGTGAATATTTTGTATTTCAGGAATGAGTACGTTTAAGATAACGCGTTGTATGCATCTATGTATACATTTCGTGTTTTGCTATGAGTACACTATGTATACAAAACGGTTACATTCTGCTACCATCTTGTAATCACAGATAAGAATAGTAAAGAGAAGAAAAGAAAAGTAAAGATAAGAAAAAGGGTATTACATACCCCAAAAGAAAGCCGCTCACAAGTTGGCAAGTATTCGTGAAAATTTGCTATTGACAGCCATTGTATGTGCATGGTAGAGTAATGACCAAGAGAAATTGTATAATCACCCCGGCAATCTTTCCAGCAATTGAAATAGTCCGGGAAGCCTGTAAAGGTCGGTAGTCGTGAGCCGCTAGAGATTGGATTAAACCCCAGTCTTTAGCGGCTTTTTGTTTATCTGGAGGTAGTTTATATGCTTTGCGGAGAGTTTAAATGTGTGTTTCTGGTGGATGGAGAGTGTGAGCCGGTTGACGGTGGATTTATCAGCGATATGTGCGATAACTGGGGAGAGTGTATTAACTGCCAGCAACAAGCAGACGAAGACTGTGATGGGCTGCAGAAGGGATGATTACAAGGTGTCAAGGCGGCCGTAGCGAAGGTTTTAACAGCTTCCAAAGGTGCAAACGAGTAAATCATTGAAACAGGTAAAAGACAGGTAAATACAGCCATATACAAAGCAGAGAGGAGGTATAGAGAGATGACTATAGACAATACAGTTAAGACAGATACTGGTGTAGAAGTATATGAAAATGACATAGCTCTATATCTGGATCAGTATATACAAGAGCGTGGTATACAGAATATGTCTAAAGAGCCACAGAGTAAATGGAATGCATGTTTATTATATATCTATAAACATGTATTTAAAGGCAATAGAAATAATCTTTTATACCCCCATAGTAGAGATACATATAACAGTGAATTGATTAATGATATATGTGATATATATATAGATTTATGCTATGAATATGACAAGGAAGTATCTATTATGGGATTCAGTAAATTGACTGGAATAGATACGGATACTGTTAATACATGGGGTACAGGAGAGTGTAGACTTGGCTCTTTAAGTACCGTCATATACAAAAAGTTAGTTGCCAATAACGAAGAATCTCTTAGCAATATGCTCATATCTGGTGGGCGAAATCCCATGAAGATTTTGCCAGCACTTAACCGCAGACATAACTGGAACATGGGACAGCCCAGAGGCGTAGACGGGGCAATACAGCACCGGACACCGGAGCAGATAGCAGCGGATTATGCACTGCAGATAGAGCAAAAGGACACCAAAATAAAGGCAGATTCTTAAGGCAGTTGTATATGCAATTTATAATCTGCATGTGGTAAAATGACAGACACAATTCAATACAATTTGTGATCTGCTGAAAAGCCTTTAAAACAAAGGAATTCGATAAATAACTGTTCGCAAAATTGCTATTTAACGAATAGTTCAAGGCTATCAAAAAGCAAATGTGTCAATGGTTTCTAAATTTCACACAATTGTTTGGACGTAGATCTGAGGATGAAAAAGCAGGGGGGTGGGGGTCTGACAGGATGAGGCGCCCCGGGCCTAAATGAGCCGTTAGACTAAATTTAAAACAAAAAGAGCCTTTGCATGAAGGGAGATAAAGCATGAAAGATAAGGATTTTCAAAGAGCGCAAGAACTCAAGAGAGAAATTGAAAGGCTGGATTCTGAAATATATCTTTTGTATGACTTTATGCCGCCGACAAATAGAAACTGGGTAACAAAACTATTGTATAAAGTAAAGCGTTTGATTATGATAAACTCTTTCTATGCTGTTACAAGAGAAATAGAATTGACAAATGATGATGTAAGAGCTTTACAAGATTTGAGAATTGCAAAACAGGATCAGCTTAAAACAGAATTTGAATGCATAGGTTGCAATTGAATTCTGGAAAATATATTCAAAGGACGTGAAAAACAATATGACAATACTTAAAGCAATTTTAACAATCCTGAATATTTTCATGGCGTTTATATTCTTGATTAGTGCCAGGGATTACAAATGGGAGAATAAGGCAGATCATTCAAGTATTATTGGGTTTAGTTTTATGGTAATGCTGCATATAGTTAGTTCATTTTCTTTTTGGATTTAGAGTATAAAACCCCTATAATGCAAAAGTAACTGTTGCGGGCGTATGCGGCGAAACAATGGCGGTAAGCTGCTGATATGACCGCCAGCGTGATGGGCCATCGCCAAACGGTAAGGCACAGCACTTTGACTGCTGTATGCGCTGGTTCAAATCCAGCTAGCCCAGCTCGGTTTCTGATTTTTAGAAAACCTCCTTCCCCATCTAGCCTGAAGTGGCTGAATAAAGGCGTGTCAACAGCGCCGGATGGGTTCGGCACTCAGAGTAATGGCTGTTGTGCCGTATTTCCCCTCAAAACCATTACAGCAAACCAGCTAACGGTAGCAGGCGTTCTGCGCGATAGGGCTATAAGCGGTATAAAACGAATGGAATAACCGGCTTATGGTTGGCAGAACGGTCTGCGGAGCAGGTGAACTTGCACTGTCCCACCTGCTTTTGGGCTTTTAGCTCAGTTGGTCAGAGCAACCGGCTCATAACCGGTCGGTCCCAGGTTCAAGTCCTGGAAAGCCCATGTGGCGTAAGACGATGTAGGCTATGTCTTTATGGCAACGGTCATCTATTACAAATAGCTGATGCAGGCTGACGAGCAGTTTATATTGCAGCCGTTTTGGTTGGGAGTCCCCTTGATCCGTAGGACCAGAAAACTCCACGCTTGCAAGAGCGATTAAACTGAGCCTGGTCTTGCATATGCCAAGGAATGGCCCAGGATAGCCATATGCACGGCATTGGTTGGGAGTAGAGCCGTAAAATCCATGGCCGCCCTAGTGGCAGCAAAAACTCCATAGTGGAATGCACGCCACGATAAATATTGCTGCTATGGGGCCTGTGCCCCATCAAGACGGAATGGCGAAATTGGAAGACGCACATGTAAACCATGGAGTATTTAGCAATGCGCAAGGCGGTACTCAGTATTTAGAGGTTCAAATCCTCTTTCCGTCATCTGGATGAATATACCGTAATTGGTAGCGGGCCTGACTGTAAATCAGGTGCCTTCGGGTTCTGGTGGTTCAAGTCCACCTTCATCCACTGATTTTTACTTACAAATTTGATTTTGGCGTATAGCTCAGTTGGTAGAGCGTTCGGCTGTTAACCGGAGTGTCGCAGGTTCAAATCCTGTTGCGCCAGTTTTGGACAGAAAGTGCATACGTGCAGTAACCGGTCAATGCTGTGGTGTATGCCGGGGAACCATGGATATCATTTGTCCATGCTCCGGGTTCAAGTCCCGGCTGTCCATTTGAACTTTGATAATTGAATATTGGTGGTTGGTGTGATATAATTTCATTATCATAAATGATTGGAGATATATCATGAATAATGTTGGAAATATTGCCAACATCATATTTGGAAGCGCGCTTTTATTTGTTTGGGGAACCGGCATAGTCATCATTTTAGTTGGAATTATTTTAGGGAAAATGTATGAGAGAAGCTTCTTTCATGCTGTAAAAGAGTGTATTTCTGTAAAAGAGATTGATTTGCAAAAGTGTGTAGAGAGTATAAGGAATTATTATGCGGTATATAGAAACCATAGATTTGGCTTTGCTGGAAAGAAGATAGTTCATATTTGTCAAGAATTATCATTAGATATAAGACGAGGAGTCCGATTAGATAGCTTAGAATACAAATCAAAGGATGAATGGGCGGATAGGCTGGATGAGATTATTAAGCAATTTCAATATGAGGAACATTTTAGTGATGAAAAAGCAAACGAGATAGTTGACGAATTAAACAGCAAGATATCTACTGAGATGCTCAATAAAATAAAACAGAAGTTGATTTTCCTTGAAGCATTTCATAAGGGAGTTATAAGTGTAAAGGATGTAGAGATACAAGAGCTAAAAGATAAATTAAAAAGAAAACAATGGATTAGTTGGGTGTCTGGAATAATAGGTCTCATTGGGAGTATTGCCTCCATAATTTCTTTTTTTTCATAGTATGTGCCAACCATCAATATTCGGTGGTTGGTTTTTTATTGCAGAAAATTATGAGTTGCGGATATGGTGGAAGGATTTTCGTTGGAATTACAGGAGTATTGTTCGCATTGTGGTGATTTTGAACTAGATGTAGAAAAAGTGGAAGTCACGTCTCTTGGCAAAAATACATGTTTCTACATAACAGTGATTAAATGCAGAAATGATTATAAATGTTCGAGAATTGTTGAGAACATGAAGAATAGGGAGGCATACAATGAATCCAGTTGATTTTCCAGAAAGAAATGCAGTATTTGTAGCAGGTGGCTGTGATAATCTCCCTGCCTGCAGGCAGCACAACAAGCGGTTTGGCGCTGATGAGATTATTTCCTGTTGGGAATTATCCGATAAAGATTGTGTGGAGATATTAAAGCAGATCAAGGCCGGCCAACGCCCTGCTGTCTACCTGGCAGTGATCGTCGGGCAGCCCACGGTGAGTTTATGGGTGAGAGAAAACGATAATAATTATATACCGGCTGATAAACGATTTCAGCCGCTGTCCTAGAAAAAATATAGGCAGATGTGCAAGGGCACTTCTGCTTTTACGCGGAGGTGTCTTTATTGATTTCAGAACAAAACAAAGCGATTGCCAAGGCAATACGCAGTACCGGATTAAATACATACAAAACGCTCCATGATTATCTTGACCTGGTAAAATCCATAACAGAGCCTGATGGAGACAATGACCTTGCATATGCTCTCACCATGACAGCGGAGATTAAGGCGATTGTTCCAACATTGCCACTGACGCAGGAATTTAATGATCTGTACTGGCAGGCCATGTTGTTAGAGGCACCGTACCGGTTTGAAAGCTTTCTGCTGTACATGGAAAAGAACCGCCGGCCGGAGAAGAGATTCTATCAACCCAGGGCAAAGACATTGAAAATCGTGGTTAATGATTTGCAGGACTTGGAAGATGGTTTACTGGATTTTTATGGATTGTCGCTCCCCCCGCGCGTGGGCAAGAGTACGTTGTGCATCTTCTTTCTTGCCTGGGTGATTGGTAAACGTCCGGCAAGTCACAATGCCATGTCCGGGCACTCTGGCATATTGGCAGATAGATTTTACAATGATGTACAGAAACTGACTGAAAACGAAGAATACACTTTCCGGGAGATATTCCCTAAAGTTCAGCTTTGTAGGAAATCGGCAGATAAAAATGAGCTATCCTATGATGAAGTCGAGAGTTTTGCCACACTGACCTGCAGGGGTATAGATGGGACATGGACCGGTGCCGTCGATATTTCACCAGATGGATATTTGTACGTGGATGACCTGGTTCGCGACAGGACGGAATCATTAAGTCCTACTCGATTAGAAAATCGCTATCAGGATTATTTAAATGTGCTGGTTGACCGTAAAAATGATGGAGCAAGAGAGCTCATGGTGGGTACCCGGTGGAATGTCTTGGACCCTCTTGGGAAAGTTGAGGAAAAAAACAAAAATAATCCAAGATATCGCTTCCGGAAAATCCCGGCGCTGGATGAGAAGGGTAAAAGTGACTTTGATTACGATCACGGTAAAGGCTTTTCTACAAAATATTATCAGGATCTGAAAGAACGACTTGATCGGAACGAATGGGAAGCAAAATATCAGCAAAAGCCGTTTGTGCGTGAAGGTCTGCTATTCCCTGAGGCAGAGCTGCGTACATATAATGGTGTACTGCCAGATGGGGATTATTTCACGGTAGCGGCCTGTGATGTTGCATGGGGCGGCGGAGATAGCCTTTCAATGCCATTTGGAAACGTGTTTTCCGGAATGGATGGAGATATCTACATAACTGACTGGATCTTTAACAAAGGTGATAAAGAAGTTACGAAACCTATTGTAATTGCAAAAACATTGCAACATATGCCATCTAAAGAGCATTTTGAGGCAAATAATGGAGGAGATGAGTATGCGGATGATATAGACCGCAGGCTGAGAGATGAAAGGTATAAGATCAGTATCACATACTCAAAAGCATCAAATCAGACGAGTAAAATGGCAAAGATCATCCAGTATGCACCTGATATAAAGCGCAGGTTTGTTTTTCTGGCTGAAAAATACAGGAGTGAAGAATATCAGAACGCAATGGATGAATTGATGACGTTTGTGCAGATTGGTAAGAATGAGCATGACGATGCGCCAGATGGATTGGTACAGCTTCTGCAGTTGATAGATGGCGGTGTCTATGCGAAATGCGAAGCGATGCAGAGACCGTGTTAGGAGGGAGTATGAACAAGAGGGAACTAAATCTTAAAAAATACGGTATAAGCGGGAAACGGTACAAAGAATTATGTGGATTCTGTGAGCAGTATCCAGAATGGGTTGATGAACTAAAGCACAAGACGGATACCGTTAAGAGTAAAGTGGTTACAGATATGCCATTACCTCCACATGGCACAAGTGATCAGACGGGAGACCTTGCAATCCGGAGAGCAGAACTGCAGAAAAAATGCGAATTAATAGAACGAAGCGCTACACAGGCAAGCCCGGATCTTTACCAATACATAATCAAATCTGTATGTTATGAGGTTCCGGTTCATTATTTGATCTCTTTTGAAGAGATGCCCATTGGTAAGTCTGCATTTTATGAAATGCGCAGATATTTCTTTTATTTACTGGATATAAATAAGGAATTTTGAAAATACGGAAAAAAAGGACATGCTTTCGTGATATTATGATAGTATAGAAAAATTAGAGAACACCGACTTTGAGAACTCATTGCCGGTGTTTTTATTATGCAAAGAAAGGCGGTGGCAGAGATTGCTATACGGTCAAAATAGAAAATCGTTTACTTCAGTATGCCACGGTCAGCTTGGCAGGTGTGTGATTTACAGTAATGCCGTGGAGATAACGAAAAATAATGTTCTGCAGGAACTTGGAAAGGCATTAGCACTCCACTGGAGTAACCGTAGGGAAATTGAATATCTGGACAGGTACTATCGTGGAGACCAGCCTATCATATACCGGGAAAAGAAAGTGCGGCCGGAGATCAATAATAAGATCGTAGAAAATAGGGCATTTGAGATTGTGGAATTTTTCACGGCTCAGGATTTCGGGGAGCCAGTACAGTATGTGAGGCGCGGAACGGATGAAAATGTGTCATCTCTTATCAATCGCCTAAACGATTTCATGTTTTCCGAGGATAAAGGGGCGCACGACATAGAACTTGGGAGATGGCGAAACATCTGCGGAACGGGATATCGTCTTGTATACAATGATTCGCTGGCAAATATAGATATGGATGAGGCTCCATTTGGCCTGGAGATACTTGACCCACGATTTACATTTGTTGTCTATTCGTCTGGAGCTGGGAAGCGTCCCCTGTATTCGGTGCAGCAGGTCAAAGATGAGTTCGATGCGGATAAATATATTATTAAAACACGCAATAAGAAGTTCATTATCCAGAATGGGAAGATAATCAGTGAGAATCCGAACTATCTGGGGATAAATGTGATTGAATATCCGCTGAATGAGCGCAGGATTGGAAGGCTGGAAGTTGTCGTTACTATCCTGGATGCGATCAATAAGACCCAGTCAGACAGGCTGAACGGCATAGAACAGTTCATACAGGCGTTTATGAAATTTGTAAACTGCGAAATCGACAAAGAGACATTTATAGAAATGGTCAATTTAGGCGCTTTGAATGTAAAAACAGTGAATCCGAGTATGCCGGCAGATGTCAGTATGGTTTCCAGCCAGTTAGACCAGTCACAAACACAAGTGAGCAAGGATGACCTGATCGCAGCCATCCGGGATGTGCTTGGTATGCCGAGCCGCGAGGGAAATACTGGCGGCGATACCGGGCAGGCGGTATATCTCCGTAATGGTTGGGATTTTGCAGAGGGCAGGGCGGAACTGGATGAACCTATTTTCCAGAAATCAGAAAGAAACTCTTTGCGTGTAGTTTTAAAGATTCTTGATGGAAAGACAGATATCCGCTTGAAATTGAGCGATATAGAGATCAAGGTCACCCGTAGTAAAACAGACAATATGCAGTTGAAGTCCCAAGTGTTAAACCTTCTGCTGACAAGTGGGGTGGAGCCCGACAGGGCATTTAAAACCTGTAACCTCTGGAGTGATCCTGAGGAGGCTTATATGGAGAGCAAGCCATATCTGGATGCAAAATACAAGACCAAAGAGCAGATAGATAGTGAAATGGCAGCGAATAAACCGCCGCCGGAAGGTGGAGGTGCAGTTGATTAATGTGCGCTGCAAAGAGTTTTTATCTTGCACCTATGCGATAAATAGGAAGATCAGGCAGATACGACCTGCGATAACAAAGTGTGATTATAGGAGGATATATGAGTAGAGAACAGGCAAAAAAGAATTTGATTAGTTTCGGCATTGAGGAACCCACAGAAGAGCAGATCACCAATTATCTGAACCAGGTCAATGGTGAGACTCAAAAAGAAAAAGATAAAGCTGAAAAGCTGAAAGAAAAAGCAGACCAGTATGATGAAGCACAGCGCTTACTGGAGGAGGAAAAACAAAAAAATATGACGGCGGAGGAGAAGTTAGCTGAAGCGGAGCGCCTTGCAAATGAAAAAGCATCGGAGTTCGCTAAAAAGGCAAACAGGCTTGACGCAGAGAAAATCCTTCTGGATGCCGGGCTTACCGGTGAAGATTACGAGGCATTTATTGATGGAATCATCTCAGACGATACCGAACAGACGAAAGCTCTGGCTACATCACTTGCCGGAACATTTAAGGCAAAAAATGAAGCCGCTTTGCAGAAGGCGAAACAGGAATTGCTGGATGCTGGGGGTGCAGGAGATGAAGGTGATCATACAGGTGGAGCCGGCGGAGATGAAAAAACAGAAGATGTTAAATTTGCTGAAGACATCGCAAAGACATTCAGCAGTAACAGCGAAATTTCAAAGTCAGTATTTGAAAATTATTAGGAGGTATTTTAAATGGTAAAAAGCAGAGAATTTGGACAGCCGATTGAAATTCTGAAGTTTAATGACTTTAAAGGAGAGCCTTGTATGGTATCAGACAGCGGGGTGACTGCAGATGCAAACGGACTTAAAATCGTAAAGGCGGGAACGCCGCATCCGGCAAATGACGGAACGTGCAAGGGTATTTTGTTACATGACACGGATGTTACATACGGTCCGGCTCCAGGGACCCGCATTTTTGAGGGGTCCGTAGACACTAAGAAACTTACAAAGAACGGCATTACAGTTTCAGCGGAGGCGAAAGCTGTTCTTCCACGCGTGACATTTTTTGATTAAAGAGAGGGAGGTATAGATTATGCCAGCATTACCATTAAAAGAAGCATTTACCGCAAGGGCCATAAAGGTTATGTGGGATTCATACAAAGAAACACAGGGTATCGCGCCATATCTTGGCAGCGGTTTTTTCCCGGCTGAGAAAACACCAACCATGGATCTGAAGTGGTTCAAGGGTTCCAAAGGGCTGCCTGTATCACTGACACCATCCAATTATGATGCACAGGCAACTGTACGTGACAGGATTGGATTTAAAGAGATGGAAACCGATATGCCGTTTTTCCGAGAATCTTATCTGGTGAAGGAAAAAGACGCGCAGGAATATGAAAATCTCATGAATGCCTCTGACCCGGCTGTAGCGCAGCAGATATTAAAGCAGATCGCGCTTGGCCCTATCGACCTTATTCAGGGTGCAGACGTTGTTCCGGAGCGTATGATCTGGCAGCTCCTTGCCCCAGTTGACGGTGCGCCGAAGATTTCCATTTCCGCTAATGGAGTAGCATATGACTACAAGTATGACGTGGACGGGTCCTATAAGTCCAAAAATTTCATGGAGCTTACCGGGACAGATAAGTGGGATGATCTGGAAAATTCAGACCCTGTAGAGGACTTGAGAACTGCCAAAAAGGCAATGAAGAAGAGAGGAAAGGTTATTAAGGCATTTTCTCTCAACGACAATACATGGATGAAGATCTGCAAAAATAAAAAACTGGCAGGATACATTCTGGCAAAGAATCCGGCTGCTACCGTGTATATTACAGAAAAGATTGTTCAGGCTTTTATCACAGAAGAGCTGGAAATGGAGCCGATCGTCTATGATAAGCTGTTTATTGACGATGCAGGTGCAGAAAAGACATTCATCCCGGACGGTGTTGTCACATTGCTTCCCGGAAAGACTGCACTTGGAGTTACGAAATATGGTAAGACACCAGAGGAAAGAAGCGGTGATATGAGTACCGGCAATCTTTCTATCGTGAACACTGGTGTAGCATTGTACACCTTTACAACGCCTCATCCTATCGTAACTCAGTGTATTTGTTCGGAAATCGTTCTTCCTACTTACGAGCGTATGGATGACACCTACGTTATCAAGGCGTATTAGGAGGTGCGGCATGAAGTATGATCACACGGTAAAAGTGAACGGGAAGTATTATCCGGCAGGGGCAGAAGTTCCTGATCTGGATGCTGCAGCAGAGCAATCAGAAGAGGTGGAAGCTGAAGATATTACCGAGACAACACCTCAAAAGCGCGGCCGTAAGCCAGCAGGAGAAAAATAAGGCAGGTGATGAGGAGTGGACAAGAACAAAATCCTTGAAAACCTCAAAACATATTTAGGAGAAAAAGACGATGAGCTTATTTGGCTCTTCGTTGATTTGGCCTGCCAGAATGTGGTGAATCGGAGATATCCTTTTGGATATACAGAAGAGCAGGAGGCAGCCGCCATTAAACGATATAGGAATGTAGTGTTCCGAGCCGTGGTGTATGCCTATAATCTTCAAGGGGCTGAAGGACAGAGTGCTCATAGCGAGAATGGCATCAGCCGAACTTACATAGATGAGGATGATTTGTATATGGAGATTGTTCCGATGTGTGGAGTGTTGTAGAAAGGATGGTGTTCCAGGTATCTCCCGGCCGCAGGGTTAAGCGGCGAAGAAGTCAGTGCGTGGAGCAATCCGCAGGGCGGCGTTCAATGTTGGTGGAGGGAAGAACGCTAAAATTAGTTGGAAAATATCTCCTTTTGTCGTATAATGGCGGTGGAAGGAGCGTGATAAAGCATGCAGATAGTTATTAAGTTTCCAGATGGATATCAAGGAGTGGATGTTCAACCTTTTGTAGATTCAGAAAGAAAAGACTGTTTATCAAATGAAGACAGGAAAATCCTTGATGAAGCAGTAAATGTTTTAGGAAAAATAGAAAAAATTGGTTACAGAGTATTTGGCAATTATCCATTGGTATCAATAGAAAAGAAAGACGGATATTTATATGTTGAAATTGATGAGAGAGAAGTAATCAGTTGTGAAAAGGTAAATTAAGAGAGGCTAACCCCTCTCTTTTTTCATCATAAATTTGGGAGGTGCTTATGGCGAAATGTAGAGAATGCGGAAAAGAATTGCCGCAGATATGGGGTACGGACATATGCTTAGACTGCTCTCGTGAAGCAGTACGGAAGATTTTTAAAGAAAATCCCGAAGTGAAGCAGGCTTTCAAGGAAAGCATTGAGGAAATGAAAGAGCCGGAGAATATGAATAAAATGGTTGATAATACCTGCCGTTTTATGTCTGCCATTCAGAATTTGCAGAAAACAAGGAAGGGATGATATGCGGAGTTTACGGAAAAATACCCAGCCCCTCCATTACGCAACCTACAGCGAAGAAATTAAAGTATATCAGCGTGACGAAAACGGGGATATAGTTTATATAGAGGTTGATGGCGAGAGAGTTGCTGTTGAGATAGGCAGTGCGCCGGGGTACAATGCTCCGGTGCTTTTTTATGCCAACATAGCCATGTCCGGCGGTGAGGCAGAAGCAAGGGAATATGGCTTTGATATAGGCTCATACGAGGCGGTTTTGGTCACTACGGACAAATCCTTACCCATAAGCGAAACCTCTCGAATTTGGCACACCACAGAGCCCAAAATCAATGCTGACGGAACTGTTGACGGAGACAGCGCTGATTATTCCGTGCTTGCTGTAAAGCCAAGCCTTAATGGAATGAAATATCTGTTGAGGAAATTACCGAAAGGTGGTGCATGATTTGGAAATAAGACCTATAACATTTCGACAGGCAAGCGATTTTATCAATCAGTACCACAGGCACCATAAAGCTACCGTAGGTCATAAGTTCTCTGTCGGATTGTATGATGGAGAAAAGTTTGTTGGCTGTGCTGTATGTGGTAGACCTGTAAGCAGATACCTTGATGATGGATTAACCTGTGAAATAAACAGATTGTGTACTGATGGCACAATAAATGCCTGTTCTATGCTGTACGGTGCTTGCTGCCGCATAGCAAAGGATATGGGATATAGAAAGATTATTACTTATATTTTGCAGTCTGAAAATGGAGCAAGTTTAAAAGCAAGTAATTTTGTATGTGACGGAGAGGCAGGCGGAACGCATTGGACTGGAAAAAGAAATAAAAATCAGAATATTCCACATGAAATGAAAACACGATGGCATAGGGATTTGATTGGAGCATGAGCGTATGGCAAAATTGAAAATGGAATTTAAGTGTGAAAAATGCGGTAAGCCACAACCGAAGAATGAAAAAGAATCCAATGGGAATTGGAATGTCTATGACTGCAATCAAGTGTGTAAGTGCGGCGGTAAGTTCGTTATGTATGTGAACGGGAAGAAAGCAGGCTGATATGGCAAAGAAAATCAGTTTTGGCTTATCCGTGCGGGAAATCCAAGCCGCCATTAAAGAGGTCAAGGCATATCAATCTGATCTCAACCGCAAATGTGAAGAATTATGCCGCAGGCTGACCGCCGAGGGTATAAGTATAGCACAAGCCCATATCGGCAGTAGCGGCTTTGGCAAATACATCTACCTGGGCTCTGAAATCACACCACAGCGGGCCGGGTGCAAGGCTATCTTCTATATGGAGGACAGCAGTAAGATTGTGAGCCAGTGGCAGACGCTTGAGGGTGTACAGACAAAAGAAATCAGTCCATCATTGATGTTATGCTTTGGTTCGGGACTAAAGGCTCAAAATCCCGCCAATATACCTAATGTTGGTACGGGAAGTTATGGGGAGCATGGGGCAGACCCGAGTGGTTGGTGGTATATGGACTTACATGGTGTTTGGCATCACTCTACAGGTATAGAACCTAAAATGCCTTTGTATTTTGCTGGGAAAGAATTGCGTGATAAGGTCGTGGCGATAGCTAAAGAAATTTTTAAGTAATTTCAATTGGAAAGCACTTGATTTTGTCATATAATACTGATAAAGGAGTGTACAGTACATTGAAATACAAAAGAGATTTATTATTTTGGATAGTGTTTATTTTGGCCATATTATTTCTTTTTAGTCCACTTGTTTTAAGAATACCTGCTATGAAAATAGCTTTAGAGTGGTTTCTAATGCCGTTAAGAGATAACGCTTATAAAAGCACCTACATAGAGACGATAGGAACAATGATAGGAACAGTTTTAGCGATTGCTGGAACTTTGTTATTGCAAGGAATGATTGACAAAAGAGAAGATAAAGAAAAAGAATCACAAAAACAAAGGGAAATCAAATACAAAATTGTAATTATATATTATGATTTGAAACTTGCATTTGAAGATATTGCCAAAATCTATAACATGCTTGTTGTATCAGCTTTTCTTATAAATGACAAGAACAAGGTGGATGAGTTTTTTGATAGTGCAAGTAAAATTGAATTGTATATTGATGAAAATTGGATAAGGAATGTTGCATCTTTGTGTGATGAGCTGGACGAAAGTATATTGGAAAATATTTTCCTTATTTATGGTAATATATGCTCGATTAAAAGTGGGCTAAAATCTATGGACAAAAGCCTATATCAAGTTTGCAGACTTATAAATCTCATATGTCAATTTTACACTGGTGTGCATGAAGGAAAACCCGAATTAAACAAGAAATATTCAAATATATTAGATGTATTAAAGGAAATAGGAAACATTAAGGGAGGCTAATCCCTCTCTTTTTCCATACTCAAATTAAATAAATACGTGAAAAATGGGATTGTGCAAAACTGCACAGTTCTATCTTTATCCAAAAAATGACCGTGTCAATTTGATTTGTGACTTCGATAAATAACAACGGGTACTCGATTTGAACTCCCGTTATGAGAGAGGATGTGGAATAATGGCAGGCTTCGATTGGAACGAGTTCTATACAATTTTCAAAGTCAAACTGGAAAGGGCGGCGAAATGCGCCGTTGGGCGGTATGTGACTCCAAAAGAAACACGGATGCCTTACTGCGATATATCGCTCGCAGACAACTCCGGCGGCAACTATGATTTAGAGGGCAACGAGGGCAGCCAGTCCCCTATGCTAACAATATCAGTCTATTCTACCGGCTCCCTTGCTGACAGCACCTGCGAGCAAATCAGCCAGGCCGCAAAGAAAATCATACTGTCTTATGGTTTCATTGCCGGGGCGGGCCTATGCCGGTTGTAAACACGGCAGATCCAAATATCAAGAGATGGATTGGGCGGTACCAGCGTATTATTGCTGATGGAGATAAATTATAATAGAAACGAGAAACCAAGAGTCTGAAAGGGCTCTTATTTTTATGCACCGGATACCACATGAGGTATTCGCTGACCCCTAAAAGCTATGGGGTAGAAAGGATGGGAAATATGGCAATTTCAAGTTTTAACGCAAAATTAATGAAGGGTGCTGGAAGTGGAGATTCTGTCACCTGGACACAGCTCCTTCCGGTAAAGACCACACCGCAGATTGGTGGCGCTCCGGAACAGTTGGAAACGACTACCCTGGATGATAGCATGCAGACATATATCAATGGTATTCAGTCTTCGGAAACCATGGAATTCACTGCTAACTATGACAGTACCCAATATGATACACTGAAAGCGTTAGAAGGAAAAACAACACCTTATGCTGTGTGGTTTGGAAATGACGGTGACGGCTCTGAAGGGAAATATAAATTTGAGGGTCAGTTATCAGTTTATATTAACGAGACAGAGGTGAATGGTGTCGTTGAAATGACTATCAGCATTACACCAGGTACACCGATCACAAAAGACAATGCGTAGCTTGGACACTGGGCGGCTTAATGCCGTCCTTTATTTGATATAAGAAAGGAATCGGAGATATGGTTTTAAAAATCGGAGAAAAAGATTATAAACTGGAATATACATTTGAGGCCGCACTGAATGAAGAATGCATAGAGAAAACAATCAGTATGTTTGGCGGTATGGCGGATGCCAGCAAAAACATGAATAACAAGGAGATGCTGAAGGAAATCGCATCCATGCCCAAAACCGTCGTGTCATTGTTTTACGCTGGTCTTTTGGAGTATAACCCGGTTGATACGGAAGAGGATGCCAAGATACTGCTGAAACAGTATTTTAAAGAGAACCCTGAAGCAAAGGACGCTAATTTTTATGGAATGGCAACGGCGATTATCGGCCAGATGGAGGAAGATGGTTTTTTCAAACAGATCGGCCTGGTGAAACCGGAAGAGGAGGAAGAGGTCGAAGAGGAGCAGAAGATTCCACAGGATCACAAGAAAAAGACCACAGCGAAAAAAGCTACAAATGTATAATCTTAGAGGAACATCTTCCGTGGGCATTGACCTATGGTGTTCCTTATGTATTGTTCTGGCATCTTAACCCTGCAAAGCTAAAGCCGTTCAAACTAGCCTATGAACACCAATTAGAGCGGGATAATCGGAACGCATGGAATCAGGGCTTGTACATTAAAGCTGCTGTGTGCAGTGCTTTATTGGGTAAGAAAGCAAAATACCCGGACAAGCCATTTGGTACGGCTGAGGAAGCAAAAGAGGTCACTAAGGAATCGGCCGAAATTGCAGCAAAGAAATTTGATGCGTGGACAAAGATTTATAACGAGAGATTTAAAAAAAATGATGCGGAATTATCGTCGGAGTAGTATAATGTAATTATAAGAAAGGCGGTGATTCCATGGCTTTGGTTAAGTGTCCTGAATGTGGCAAAGAAATATCTGATAAAGCGTCGAGCTGTACTAACTGTGGCTGCCCTGCAAGTGAATTTAAGAAACCGTCGGTGCCGGAAGATACACGGTCTGAACTGGATAGGATTGCGGATGAGATATTTTGGAATGCACCTGTCGATATCGTGGGATGCGCTAAACATCTATCAAAAGATACTGGGATACCGGTTCGCGAGGCACGTCAAATGATGATTGCACGCAATACAGAATGGAAAAAAGGTAAGAAGAGTGGTAAATATTCAGATTCAGAATATTGTCCGTATTGTGCGTCACGTAATATTGAATATTTCCACAGGCCAGGAATAATCGTAACGAGGCAGTCCTCAGCATCTAAAAGCATGCTGATTAGTAGCCAAACAGATGGAATTGACATGATGCGTTGCCAACGTTGTGGAAGCAAGTGGATACCAAAACATAAAAAGAGAGAAATTAAAACATGAAGGGCGGTGATTCCTAGTATTGTTTACGTGTCCTGAGTGTGGGAAAAAGTGGAAAATTAAAGTTTGGTTATTATTTTGAGTTACAAGTCACAAAAGATAGAAAAGGGCTTTAGACTATGGGTGTCTTATTAGGTGTTTTGGATTTTATATGTTTAATATTAATTTGCGTATCAATTATATGTTTTGTTGTTTCCGTGTTGAAAAAGAAAAGTAAAAAGGTTCCTATTATTACATTTGTGACATCATTTGCGCTTTTGATTGTTTTTACTTTTATAGCGGTGACATTTTTTCCCGTAAGTGATAAGACTACGGAAGTAAAAACATCTGAAGAAGTCAATGCTAATAATATTACAGAGAAGAAAAAACAAGATAATGTAGAGAATAATGATAAAAATGCACAGAAACAGAATAAGAACGAAAAGGAGAATGATAAACATAAGCAGGAACCTGCAAAAAAGCAGGAGCCTACAAAAGACACAGCATTGAATGAACAAGAGAAAAAACAGGAGCCTGCGGATGTGCAGCAATCCCCAGTCCAAGAGCTGGAACCACCATCAGAGGACGAAGCTATAGAAACAGAGCCTTCTGTTAATGAAGAAAATACGCAAGAAAACGAAAAATCACAAGAAGTCGATGTGTCGTCTTTATCAGAAGATGAATACAAAAATATGTGTGAAATATTATGGTATGACGAGATTTTCTTCTCTAAAGATAGTCTGGAAGGGAAGTATGTTAGATTAGATTTATTTGTAGAAGAGTGGAGATTTTTCAATAACAAAGCTGCTTATGATGTGTTTGCAACCGATTTTATAAATAAATACAATTTACAGAGAGAATTCTATAAATGCGGAGTGCAGCGTGAAAATGAGAATTCGTACGTTGGTGGACAGATAACTATGTATTTTACTAATGAGAATGGATATTCTGCTTCAGACATGACGGAAGGAGATCACTTAATAGCGTACGGTGAAATAATTGAATATTCAACATTGACTAATGATGGATATAATTCTTGTAGCTTTTTACCAAAATATATTGAGAATAATGGACAATAGAATCCAAAATGAACCCCGCCTGGTTTTCCATGCGGGGCATTATATTGTGTGAACATCTGTCGCTATGGCAGGTGTTCTTTTTTATACAAAAACCGGTTATCAGATAAGTGATAGCCGCTGACCATGAACAATTAATGGAAGAGGTGAGAAGTTGGGAACCGAGATAGATAGACTTGAGATACAGGTCGAAGCGCAGGCGGCATCTGCCAATAAGCAGTTGGATACTTTGATCGTAAAGCTGAATAGTGTTTCAAAATCCATGTCAGGGATTAATGGCGGTGGGATGAAACAGTTTGCCGAGGGAATGAACCGCATTACTGCCGCGTCTAAGACCCTGGCGGCTGTAAAAGCATCAGATATCAACAGGGTGGTATCGCATTTACATAAGCTTTCGACGGTTAATTCTGGAAATATGTTCAATGTTGGAAATGCTTTGAAGAATCTTACATCTGGATTATCGGGTGTATCAGGCGTGAATATTTCAGGAATAGCACAAATGACCAACAGCATTGTCGGATTGTCTAAGATTGGGAATAAGGGCGTACAGACAGCTATTACAAGCATGCCGCAGCTAACCAAGGCTATAAATGGCATGATGGCGGCGCTAAACGGGCAGATGGCCAATAATGGGGCAGTGACACAGTTAACATCCGTAGCAAATGCAGTGAGCATGTTTGGACAGAAGCGAATCCAGGCCGCTACGACTATGATGCCCCAATTGGCAATGGCGCTGAAAACTTTCATGGACACGTTGTCCAAAGCGCCGGCTGTCTCGAACAACCTGATTCAGATGACTAATGCCCTGGCAAATCTGGCCGCTAGTGGTTCAAAGACAAAATCGGCTGCCAGTGCGATCACAAGTATAATTTCTGCATCTGCAGCAGCCAAAACTAAAGTGCAGGGGCTATCTACCAGCACTTATGCACTGGCGTTTAGCACGGGAGCATCCAAAGTGTCATTGAAGGGTTTCTCAACTGCCCTCACTAATGTTACAACAAGGATTGGGTTAACGGCTGTCAGAACTAAAAGCCTGTCACAAGTTTTCCATTCTTTTTATGCTACGTTATATCCAATCATCCGGGGAATAAAGCTCTTCGGAAAAACTGTTGAAAAGTCAATGGACTACGTGGAGACATACAATTATTATTCCGTTATCATGGATAAGATAGGGAAAGAGTTTGGCAGTAATTTTGCCCAGTATGGTTATGATAGTGCAGATGAATATACAAATTCTTTTAGCAGCAGGCTGAATGGCTTAACTGAAAAAATGTCTGGGTTTAAAGTTGGTGATGATGGAGTCCTGTCATTTGCGGATAATAAAAATTTAGGCCTTGACCCGGAACAGTTGATGCAGTATCAAGCAAATATTTCTGCTGTAACAAACTCTGTGGGGCTGGTCGGTGAAACGAGTATAAACGCAAGCAAGGCATTGTCAATGCTGGCTGCGGATATGTCATCTTTAAAGAATATTGATATGCAAACAGTTATGACTAACTTCTCGTCCGGTCTTATTGGGCAGTCCAGGGCATTGTATAAATACGGTATTGACATCACGAATGCCACGTTGCAAACCTACGCCTATAAATATGGGGTTGAAACGGCACTGCAGGAGATGACGCAGGCTGATAAGATGCAGTTAAGGCTGTTAGCAATACTTGACCAGTCAAAAGTTGCCTGGGGCGACCAAGCGAATACGATAAACAATAGTGAAGAGCTATTACTTGTCGCCTAATGTAGTAATGCATTAGTGAAAATCGGGTAAAATCGGTGAAACCTAAATTGATATGTATATGGTATAGTGGTATAATTAATTTGGTGATTAATTATGGAAAAGACCTATGTCATATATAAAGTGACAAATAAAATTAATGGAAAAATTTATATTGGAAAGACATATAACTTTGAAAAAAGAAAACGAGAACATATTTATGATATTAACAATGAATTGCCTTTTCATAAAGCCTTAAAGAAGTATGGTACAGAAAATTTTAGTTGGGAAGTTATTGATAATGCTTGTACCGATAAAAAAGCTAGGGAAAAAGAATCTTATTGGATAAAATTGTTTAATTCTTGCATACATATGCCTGACTCAAACGGATACAATATCACGTTAGGTGGAGAAGGTGGAGTATCATGGAATTCACGTCCTGTATTGCAGTTCGATATGGATGGTAAATTTTTGGAAGAATATCTAAGCTGTGCTTGTGCTGATAATGAATGCGGATTGTATCCGGGTGCTGTGCAGAGGGCTTGTCAGAATCAGGGGTCAGCTTGTGGATATCAATGGAGATATAAAGAGGATGTTACGGATAATAGTTTACAACCGTATATCCGTAAAAATGGCAAGGAATTGGCAGTTATACAAATTGATAAGCAGGGTAATTTCATAAAAGAGTTTTCGTCAGTAACCGAGGCAAGTAATCAATTATTGCTTAGCCGTTCAAACATATCAACTTGTTTAACGGGGAGAAGCAAGACTTGCGGTGGTTTTCAATGGAGATATGCTAATGAATTCTATAATGATGGATGTAGCAAAATTGAAGGTTATGATATTGAGAATAAAATTGTTCAATTAACCAAAGATTATAAATTTGTTGCAGTACATTATAATTGTAGGAGGGCAGCAAGAGCTATTGGTCTTGAAAGACCAGAAACCCAATATAAAATGATTCATAAAGCTTTAAACAAAAGAAGTCATTTTACACACGGTTTTGTGTGGATGCGACTTTCTGAATATTTGACACTTCAACAGGGTAATACCGAGGTAAGTGCATAGATTGCGAAAGGCTATGCAACACCGTAGAGCGTAGGTGGTGAATAAATATAATCCACCCAAGAGTATCCGACAACCATAGGACGCAATTTTGCGTTCTATTTTTGTGGTTGAAAATGTACGCCGACCTATGGGTGAAACAACATCCAGTAATGGGGGAAACCCCTAGAAGTAGAGGATAAAAAGCCTTTATGATAACAATGTGAAATTCGGTTGCGAACCAGTATCGTATTTTTAAACAGCAGATAAGTAATGTAGCACGTGCAATCGGAAATCTGCTCATACCGGCTTTGCAAGTAGTCTTACCAGTTGTAAATGGCGTACTTATGGCCTTCAAGAAACTTGTTGTATTTATTGGAAAATTATTCGGTATAGACTATTCAAAGATTATGGATGGTATAAGCGGTGGGTATTCCGGCGCTGATGATATAATGGGGGATCTGGTTGATGAGACTGATAGTGTTGCCGACGCTGCAGGCGGGGCTGCGGACAACACAGGGGATATAGGAGGCTCCATAGACGATGCCAGTGACAAGGCAAAAAAATTGAAAAATGCCCTCCTGGGAATTGATGAAATCAATAAATTACCAGATAATAGTAGTGATTCGGTTGAAGGCACTAATTCCAGTTCTGGGAAAAATTCTGGGATTGGGGAAAGTGGAGGAGCAGGCGGGATTGACCTCTCTGGAGCTATTGCAGATGCACTGGCGAATTATGAGAGCATCTGGAATAAAGCTCTTGAAAACTCAGTGAATAAAGCCCAGGAGTATGCCGATAGGATTACCTCTGTTTTCAGCAATATGTGGAGCATGATTAAAGGCGGCGATTTTGAAGGACTTGGTAAATACATTGCAGGCGGGGTTGATTCCTTATTTGAGAAAATCAACTCCGTTTTTAATTGGGATAGATTGGGACCTGGCATAACCGAATTTGTAAGTGGTTACACCAGAACTGTCAATAGTCTGGTTGATAATATTAATTGGACACAAATTGGAAACACCATTGGTGAGGGTGTAAATATCTTGACAAATACGTTGTATCTGTATTTGACAGGAATTGATTGGGTAAATATAGGAAATTCACTTGCCACGGGCCTGAATGGTATGATTGAATCTATTGATTGGGATATCCTTGGTCGGACGATAGGAACATGGATCATGAAGATTCCAAAGATGGTCTATGGATTTGTAACCACCCTTGACTGGAGCAGCCTCGGAACTGGTCTTGGAAGTGCTCTTAATGGCGCGTTAAAAGAATTTGACGGTAAGATGATTGCCGAAGGTATTAACGGTCTGGTGAACGGTATCCTGACAACGATAAAATCATTTATCAAAGAAGTTAATTGGGATGATGTGGCAAAGACAATCGGTGATATACTCGGTAATTTGGACTGGGGGACCCTGGCAAAAGTTGGACTAGCTTTTGGGGCGGCAAAGTTGATCAGTGGATTTGCTGGTTTAATTAAAGATGGCCTTATAAAGGGATTAACAGATACGGTTGGACACGGGGTTGAAGTAGCCGTTGCTGAAATTGGGCTTAAATTGTCTACATGTATGTTTAAAGTAGTTACAGATGATGGAACGGTTATTACGGGGTTTAAAGCGCTTGGCGTGAGAATGGTTTCAGCTTTCTCTAGCGTAATTGGCAATATCTCTTTTTCCGATATAATAGCTACGCTCGGAACAAAATTAAGTGGAATCACTGGTGTTTTTAAACTATTAGGAACAGATATAGGTGCAGCCTTTTCATCAGGAGGTATTTTCTCAGCTATACAGACTGGTTTTAGCGGATTACTTGGAATAATTGGTCCATGGGGGCTGGTAATAGGGGCGGCTATTGCAGGAATTATAGCAATTTTCTGTAATTGGGATAAAGTAAAAGAATTCTTCACTGTGACCTTACCAACGTGGTGGAATGAAACTGTGATTCCATGGATTGAGGGGTTGCCAGAATTCTTTGCGGAATTACCGGGTAAGATTTATGAAAAAATCATTACCCTTAAAGAGAAGTTCATTGAATGGGCTGCTACAATTTGGGAAACTGCCTCAACAAAGGTCCAGGAAATCCGGGACGGAATTGTTAACTTCTTTGCCGAATTACCAGGAAAGATAGGGTACGCAATAGGATTTACACTGGGGAAATTGGCATCATGGTGGGTAGAAGTCTTTGTGTGGGCCACAGAGAATATACCCGTAATAATCGAAAATATTGTCACTTTCTTCGCAGAACTCCCAGGGAAAATATGGGACGCCATTATTTCTGCCAAAGATAAATTTGTAGAATGGGTGGGAAACATATGGGGGTATTTGTCTACAAAGGTTCCTGAAATGATAACGGGTGTTGTCAAATTCTTTACAGAACTCCCGGGAAAGATTTGGAATGCCATTGTAAGTACTGTAGGCAAAGTCGGAGAATGGTGTAAGAACCTGTATAACAAAGTAAAAGAAGAAGTACCTAAGATCACTAATAAAGTTATTGATTATTTCAAGGAATTACCTGGTAAGATTCTTGATATTGGAAAAAATATCATATCCGGCTTCATAGATGGTATCCATGAAAAATGGGAATCTGCGAAGAAAGGAGTCGGGGATTTTGTTGACGGTATAGTAAAGGGATTCAAAGATGGATTTGATGTACACAGTCCAAGTAGAGTTATGTCAGGCATTGGTGAAAATGTTGCGGCAGGACTTAAAAATGGCATTGACGGTAGTTCTTCAGATGTATTAAAGGTGATGGATAAACTCGGTGATAATTTGAGGGATTCTATCAGTCAGTCACTAAGTGATATGGAAGTTAGAACGGCACGTATGATGCAGAATCTCAAGGATGAATTCAGCAGAACTGTGAATGAGGCTGATATAAGTGCTGGAAATATTATTGGGGCATTTTCAGGGCTGCATATTCCCATACCGCATCTTTCAGTTAGCTGGGATAATTGGGATCTTGGTCCGTTATCATTTTCTGTGCCTAATTTTGATATTGACTGGTACGCTAAAGGCGGGTTTCCTGAAATGGGAGAACTTTTCATAGCCAGAGAATCAGGACCTGAGATGGTTGGCAGTATGGCGGGCAGACCTGCTGTTGCCAATAACGACCAGATTATAGAGGGCATCAGCAGCGCCGTATACCCTGCGGTAAAACAGGCGGTCGCAGAAGCCATCATCATGACATCGAGTACGGCTTCCGGAAATGAGCAGGCTCCGATCATTGAGGTCACTATACAGGAAGATTGTGAAACTACTTACAAGAGAGTATTAAAGGGTGAGAAAAAATATAAAGGGCGCTATGAAGCTATTGTAGCGATTTAAGGAGGTGTCTGATGTGATAAAGGTAAACGGTGTCACGATAAAGGCACCTTCTGGTATGACATGGGGACTGCAGGATGTGTCGGACGCAGCGGCAGGGAGAACAGACGATGCAGTAATGCATAAGAATCGGATAGCGCAAAAAGTCAAACTGTCTCTTTCGTGGAACAATCCCACCAGTGAGGAGGCGGCCGCTATACTGCAGACATTTAATCCGGAATATATTATGGTCACTTACCCGGATGCCATGAGCGGCTTAAATGAAACTCGCGAGTTTTACGTTGGTGACCGTTCTGCACCTATGAAAATATGGACAATCAGTAATAAACGATACTCACAGATATCGTTCGATATTATAGAGAGGTAGCGGCATGATTAATACAAGCATAGAATTTCAACAGGCGCACTTAGAGAATAGTGCATGTATCACTAAAGCCAGTATCCTCTTAAAAGATGGAACCCTGCTGGAAATAAACAACTCCAAAATATCTCAGGGCGCGACCAAAATAGATGATGGCGTCACTGGTTCCAATAAATTTACCATTGGCTCTGCAATTTCCAATAAGCTGACACTAAGTTTAAACAACCGTTATGATGCATTTTCGGACTACGATTTTACCGATGCTGTGGTGACAGTTTGGGTGGGAAAACAGTTGTCTGATCGTATAGAGTGGCTGAAAAAGGGTGTCTACAACACAGATGACCCTACAGCTACTCCCGCCATATTGTCTTTGGAGTGTTTGGACAACATGAGCAAATTTGATACTATCTATGACGGTGGCATCGGATTCCCGGCTACATTGCAGGCTATCGTGCAGTATTGCTGTACTCAGTGCGGCGTGCTGTTACTCAATGGAGAGTTCCCAAACTTCCGGTATCAGATAAATAAGAACCCATTTACGGACACCACCAACATAACCTATCGTGCCATAATCGCCTACTGTGCTCTCCTGTCCGGATGCTATGCCCGGTGTAACGCGGATGGACGTCTGGAGTTTAAATGGTACGACACATCAGCCTTTGATGATATCATTGACGGCGGAGTATTTGACGAGACCACAGAGGCATCATACCAGACGGGCGCTGATCTGGATGGTGGTAACTTTACCGACTATACCAGCGGAGATACTGCGGACGGTGGTACTTTTACGGATGTACTGCCATATCACCATATCTATAGCTTTAGCAGCTTATCCGTATCCACTGAGGACGTAGTGATCACCGGTATCCGTGTTACGGCTATGGACAGCGAGGATAGCGCCGGCAAAAAGGTTGAGGGCGAGACATATCTGTGCGGAGCTGAGGGGTATGTGCTGGATGTATCCGGTAATCCCCTTGTAGAGGCCGGCAAGGCCAAGGCGGTAGCGGAGTATCTGGCGGGCCGTGTTGTAGGGATGCGATTCAGACCATTTACGGCAAGCGCTATCGGAGACCCGAGTTGGGAAGCTGGGGATGCTGTGGTAGTTACGGACCGTAAGGGCAATAGCTATTATACTTATCTGACCAATATCACATACAGCACTGGTGGATATGCCAGTATCTCCTGCGACGCGGAGCCGGCAGCCAGACACAGCGCGGACCGATATGCGGAGATCAATAAGATTGTCAGTGACATCAAAAAGGACAGCCAGCAAAAGCTGTCTGAGTATGCTGACTATGTAAATCAGCTCAATAGCCTGGCAATCAATGCAATGGGTTATTATGAGACATCGGAGACGCAATCTGATGGCAGCACAATTAATTACATGCATGACAAGCCACTGTTGTCGGATAGTACAATCGTGTATAAAAAGACAATTGACGGGTTTTTCATATCCCGGGATGGAGGCAAGACCTATGTAGGAGGCATGGATAAGGATGCCAATATTGTAGCCAATGTCATAGCGGCTATTGGGATAAGTTTTGACTGGGCAAGCGGCGGCACTCTGACACTTGGAAAAGTCGATGGAAAATCCGTTGGAAAGATGGAAATCCTGCAGAGCACGACGTCATCGACAGGCGGTATGATGAATGCAGTCATAGGCCGTTGGGATGAAAACGGGATACTGATAAAAAACGGCGAATTTATTCTGAGTGGAGTAGAGACTGTAAATGGGTATACACGTAGCTATAGTTTTACTGTGAAAAATGGCCGTATGATGGCCAATGATCCTTTTGTTAAAGGTAGGCTGGAAATGGGAAGTTCAACTGCAGAAAAAGGGCGCTCTATCATGAAGATGGGTACAGATACCCAACTGGACATAGGGAGCAGTGATGCGAGTGAAAAATTGAGCAGTATTAATATACAGGCAGATAGCGTCAATATAAGCTCGCTGTCTTCCAGTAATCCAACGGTCTATATCAATGATAAAATAAATACTGGAGACCTTAGATGTAGTGCATTAAGCGGAGTAGCAGCTGAATTTTCAGGCAAGGTGAGAGCCTATCAATTAGATGTCTGGGGGAGCAAATCTAGGATTGCAGGCACAAAGGATTATGGTGATCGGCTTTTATATTGTTATGAGACGCCAACGCCGTATTTTGGTGATATCGGGACTGGCCGGACTGATGAAAATGGCATTTGTTATGTGTCAATAGACGATATATTCCAAGAAACTGTCAGTATAGGAGAAGAATACTCTGTGTTCCTCCAGAAAGAAGGGGCCGGTGATTTATGGGTAGGGGAAAAAACCTCTGCTTTTTTTATTGTACAAGGAACGCCAAATCTCTCATTTTCATGGGAAATCAAGGCGGTGCAAAAAAACTATGGATATTTGCGGTTAGATGACTACAGCCTTCAAGATTATATTGCTGACGATAGCAAGGATTTGGAATACATTTTTGATCAGGAGCTTGAAAACTATGACAGAGAAATGGAGGAATTGCTGAATGAAGATTTTAAGAGCATTTCAGGTGATTAACAAGGACGGTGTACGGACGATATCAAGCACGTACAATGAGGTTGATAAAGAAGGTAACATCACAAACCGAAACGTAAAAGACAGTTTTTATGCTGTTAATTCGGAATTAAAGGCCCATGTGGATGCAATTGAGGAGTATATCAATAACAGACTGGCAGGTGAGTAATTATGGCGATAACCAACAGAACGGGGCTGAAAGAACAACTCATCCCCTCAAAGTTACTGCCCGGTGAGTTGGCCATTGCCACAGACACCGGCAATGCCTGGTACTGCTATGCTGCAGGCAAGGTTATGCTGATGGCTACGGCTACAGATATTGAGACCTTGCGGCAGGAGGCCGGTAACTACCAGGAGGCCCAGCAACTTATCATTGACCGGATCCAGACAGCAGTCAGCAAGAATACCGCCGATATTGTTGCTGATGAAAGGGCAATCCTGCAAAATCAGAGTGACATTGCCAGCCTGCAGGCGGGACTTCAGGCCACCAATCAGGATGTGGTCAAGATGAAAAATGAGGTCCTTGCCCAGATAGATAAGGACCTGGATACCATAGAGAGCAAAGTCACAGCCAACACCCAGGATATCGGGAAAAATACCCAGTCCATCAAAACGCTGGAGGCCAACGCCAGTAACATGTCCGGGGATATTGCAGATGCCACAAACTCCATACGCACGCTGGACGAAAGCCAGAAAGCCATCCAATTAATGCTGGCAGGCAAGATCGATGATGCCTACGTGGAGGACGGCTATCTCTACATGACCAGCAACAACGAGGTTGTGGTTGGACCCCTGGGACCGTTTTCGGGCGGCGGTGGAGGCGGCGGCACTGGCAACAATGCGGTGCTCACTGTATCCAATACGAGCGGGTGGTTATCCAAGTCCATTGCGACCGGGGCAGAGTGCGTTATCAGCATATCCTGGACATCCCTGGAGGATGAGCTGCCAACTGGTAACGGCACCCTCAAAGTCACCATCAATGGTCTGGTCAAGACCACCCAGGACGTGGCACAGGGCGCTGTGACCGTGGATATATCTAAGTATCTGGCAACAGGTGCCAACATGGTCAAGGTCAACGTTACAGATGCATACGGCAATGGCCGGACCATCAACTACAGTGTATCCGTGGTGGAGGTCAGTGTATCATCAACCTTTGACGTCAGCGTGCCTTACAGCGGGCCTATCACATACACATATACTCCCGTGGGTAATGTCACCAAGACCATGCACTTTTTGGTGGACGGAGCGGAGCTGGGTACAGCAGAGGTATCTGCATCCGGTCGGCAGCAATCCTATGTCATACCGGCACAGTCTCACGGAGCACATAGCCTGCTGGTGTATTTTACAGCCACGGTTGACGGAGTTGAGATTAAATCCAATGAGCTGTACTACGAGCTGATCTGCACCGTAGCCGGGGAGGATGCACCGATTATCGTGAGTAACTACAGGGGCACAAAAGCAGAGCAGTACGCATCTATTGTTATTGAGTACATGGTGTACAATCCTTTGAGCATGACATCAGAGATAATCCTGTCTGCAAATGGCACGGTAGTAAATACCCTGACAGTGGACCGTACACAGCAGATCTGGACATACCGGGCAGACAGAGTAGGGAAGCTGTCTCTGGAGATTAGATGCGGGGATACACACAAGGTAATTACACTCACGGTAACAGAGAGTAGTATGGACATAGGCGCGGAGACGCAGGACCTGTCGTTGTATCTGTCAAGCTATGGCAGGAGCAACAATGAGGCTGATCCGGGCACATGGAGCTATGGCGATATCCAGGCGGTGTTTACCGGGTTTAACTTTACATCTGATGGCTGGCAACTTGACAAGGATAATAATACAGTGCTGCGGGTATCCGGTGACGCCCGGCTGACGATACCGTACAAGGCTTTTGCGCAAGACTTTAGGACCGGGGGCAAGACCATTGAGCTGGAATTTGCAACGCGGGATATCATGGACTACGATGCTGTAGTGGTATCTTGTATGTCAGGCAACAGGGGCATTGAGTTGACAGCACAGCGGGCGGTGCTCAAATCGGAGCAATCCGAAATATCAACCCAATACAAAGAGGATGAGCATGTGCGCATCTCTTTTGCTGTCGAAAAGAGGGCTGAGAATCGCCTTATCTACTGCTACATCAACGGCGTTATGTCCGGGACCGTGCAGTATCCGGTTGACGATGATTTTGCCCAGGTTACTCCGGTGGATATCAGCATAGGCAGTAATGACTGTACCATTGACCTGTATAACATCCGGGTATATGACAATGACCTGACCAGGCACCAAATGCTTAATAACTGGATCGCTGACACGCAGGATGTTGATGAGATGCTGGATAGATATACACACAATAATGTATTTGACGCATACGGCAGTATCGTCATTGCCCAGTTGCCAAAAGACCTGCCTTATTTGGTATTGGAGGGGGCCGAACTCCCACAGTACAAAGGCGATAAAAAGACAGTATCTGGATACTATGTGGACCCGCTACATCCAGAGAGGAGTTTTACTTTTACCAATGCCCAGATTGACGTCCAGGGTACCAGCTCACAATACTATGCCCGCAAAAACTACAAAGTCAAGTTTAAGGGCGGATTTATCCTGACTGACGGCGTGACAGTCCAGGTGTACTGCATCCGGGAGGACGCGATTAGCACCAACACATTTACTTTTAAGGCGGATGTGGCGAGTTCCGAGGGAGCCAATAACGTGGAACTGGTAAGGCTTTACAACGACGCCTGTCCATATAAGACGCCGCCGCAGGTCAATAACCCAAATATCCGCCAGGGTATTGATGGGTTTCCCATTGTCATGTTCTGGAGCAATGGCAACAGCACCATATTTTTAGGCAAGTACAATTTTAACAATGATAAAGGTACTCCCGAGGTCTATGGCTTTGCGGCCGGGGACGAATCCTGGGAGATATTAAATAACACCAGCGACCGGGTACTGTTTAAATCGGCTGACTTTGCTAATACCGACTGGATCAATGACTTTGAAGGCAGGTATCCCGACGGCAATACAGATCCGGCGCAGCTCAGTGCCCTGTCGGCATGGCTTGTCAGCACTGATCAGGAGGCGGCTACGGGAGCAGCCCTTGCAAGTCCAGTCACCTATGGCGGAGTGGAGTACACTGCAGATACGGCAGAGTACCGGCTGGCTAAGTTTAAAGCAGAGCTGCCGGAGCATGTGGAGCTACAGAGTGCCTGCTTTTATTATCTGTTCACGGAGCTGTTTCTCATGGTGGATAGCCGCGCGAAGAACATGTTCCCGACTATATTTGATGGAGGTGAGACAAATGGGTAAGTGGTGCTTTTTGCCATATGACTTTGATACCGGGCTGGGTATCAATAATGAAGGCTCACTGGTATTTGGGTACGAGCTGGAGGACATTGACCAGGTGGCCGGAGCTGATGTCTACAACGGGCAGCACAGCGTGCTCTGGACAAACCTGCGGCAGGCGTATTTTGACGAGATTAAGGCCATGTATCAGGATTTGCGCTCAAAAGGCAAGCTCTCATATGAGGATACAGAGAGACGATTTGAGGAGCACCAGGCGCGCTGGCCGGAAGCAATATTTAACGAGGACGCCTACTTTAAATATTTGGCTCCACTCATTGAGGACAGCAGTGCAGCATACCTGTCCATGCTCCAGGGGAGCAAGGCAGAGCAGCGTAAGTGGTGGCTGTACAACCGGTACAGATACCTGGATAGCAAATATAACGCCGGGGACGCCCTGTCAGATGTGATCACAGTCAGGGGTTATGCCAAGGCGGATATCACGGTGACACCATATGCGGATATCTATGCCAGCGTCAAGTACGGCTCTTATCTGGTCCAGCAGCGGGCTTTGAGGGGCAACAGCTACACATTGCAGTGTCCTCTGGACAATGTTAATGATACTGAGATATACATCTATAGCGCGTCGCAACTTAAAGATGTGGGGGACCTGTCAGGGCTGATGGTAGGCTATGCGGAGTTTTCCCTGGCCACGAAGCTGCAGGCGCTCAAACTGGGGGATGCCAGTGCGGATTACAGTAATACCAACCTGGCAGACTTACATCTAGGCAATAATGTCTTGCTACGGACCTTGGACGTGCGTAACTGCCCGAATCTGACCCAGGCCGTAGATGTGTCTGGATGTAGTAACCTGGAGCATGTGTACTTTGACGGGACCGGAATCACCGGTCTGTTATTGCCGGTAGGCGGTATCCTCAAGACACTGCACTTGCCAGAGACAATCACCAACCTGACAATCCGCAACCAGGCCAGCCTGACTGATCTGACCATACCGTCATATGCGGGCATATCTACTCTGCGGCTCGAAAATGTCAGCAGTGCAGTGGACAGCAAAGCTATCCTGGAGGCTATCCCAGCCAATAGCAGGGTACGTCTGATAGGCATTGACTGGGCTGCAGGCACAGCGGACGTACTGATGGATATTATTACGCTCCTGGACAGCATGAGAGGCCTGGATGAGGCTGGAAATAATACCGACATGGCGCAGGTGTCCGGTAGCATATCCGTGGATACCGTGACCGGGGCACAGCTTGCAGAGATTGCGGGGAAGTATCCGGATATCCGGGTGGCTTATCAGCATGTGACCAGTAACCTGTATTTTTACAGCGAGGACGGTAGCACTCTGTTATATACGCAGGCTATCGTGGATGGCGGTAACGGCACTTACAGCGGCAGCACACCGACAAAGACCAGCACGGCACAGTATACTTATAGCTTTGCTGGATGGAGCAAAAAGCCGGGAGGAGCGGCGGACAGCACAGCTCTGCAGGCTGTTACTGCGGACCGGAGCGTGTATGCGGCGTTTACGGCGAGTATCCGTAAGTATACCGTTAGATTTTACAATGGTAGCACTCTTTTGCAGACTGTTAATAACGTGGCTTATGGTGGCAGTGCGACGTACACCGGGGATACGCCGGTAAGCACAGAGGGTAGTGCCGAGGACTATCCATTCGAGGGCTGGCAACCTACGGGCAAAAATATCACAGGTAACACTAATTGTTATGCGCAGTTTGGTAGTCCATTGGAAGTTAAGGAGATTACGGATGACTGGGATACCATTATTGCTAATATTGATAATAACACTTATAAAGATAAATATAGCGTGGGTAATTATAAGCCGATTGACCTGGGCAGTGAAGGCATTATTAATATGCAGATTGCCGGCTTTGATGTGGATGATTTTGCAGATGGTAGTGGTAGAGCTCCGATTACTTTTATTAGTAGAGAGTTATTAACAGAAAAGAAAGCGGTACTAAACACAGGCGAATACTCTTATAAAAACTGGGCCACATCACCACTCCGTTTATATATGCAAGACACCCTTAAACTATTATTTCCTGAAGTGGTGCGCAATAGGATTGCGGTTGTAAAAAAGGAAACGTTATCAGTTATTGGAAGTACGTGGGGGGCACCCGTGTCAGAAGAGACAGTATGGGCACCGAGCTCTGCAGAGGTTAGCAGTGAAGCGTCGTGGCGTGAAAAAATACGTTATGAAATTTTATTTCCACCGAATGACGATGATTCAAGAAAGAAATATATTTATAACAAAGAAATCGATGGCGCACAGATGTGGGCTACAAGAAGTGGATGGGCTGGCTTATATGTGGTTAGAGCAGATGGGACACTAAATATAAACGATGAATCGCAGCAGTACGTGTGTTTTGGCTTTTGCCTACGCGGTCCCAAGGAAATCACCGACACCTGGGAAGAAATCTTTGCAGCAGAGGCGGATGGGACGTACAAAGAGAAGTATCAGGTATCTGATTATAAGCCGCTTGACCTGGGCAGTGAGGGTATCATCAATATGCAGATTGCGGCCTTTGATACAGATGATTTAGCGGATGGCAGTGGAAAGGCTCCAATTACATGGATAGCTCAAAATCCTCTCTATAATAAACATCGCATGAATCCGAAATACATTGAAAATGAGGATGGAACTTATCAGGAAGGAACGGGTGCTGTTGATGGATGGGGAAAATGCGAGTTAAGGGATTACTTAGCCAATACCATTAAAAATCTATTTACCGAAAGTGTGCGTGTCCAAATAAAAGAAGTCAACAAAGGGTATGAAGGATACGATACTGTGGGAAGAAAACAGAAAAGTGCTATTTCAAAAGATGAGATATGGATTGCTGCTTACGAAGAAATCAACAGGTGGAATGCTAAATATAAAGAACTGTTCCCTAATGAGCCTAGCCGCATAAGAAGACACAATGATAAATCGGTAACTTGGCAATTAAGGTCTGTAGGTACTGTATCTCAATACCAGTGTATTACTCCATTTGGGGTAGGAAGTTCTAATTTAACTGATAAAGAGAACTATATTATTATTGGCTTCTGCACCTAAAAGGAGAAAAACAACATGCCAATCCGAGCCAGGCCGCACCAGCGGTCTTTTATTATGCGTAAAATCAGAAGGAGAACAAATACATGGACAAATACAATGTGATCAAAGCAATATTATCTGGAACAGTGGCTGCTATCTCAGCCAAACTGGGAATCCTGGGGCCTATGCTCCTGGCCCTTACCGGGGTTATGATCGTGGACTACATAACCGGGATGTTAGCCAGTAAGAAGGAAAATAATATCTCCAGCCGGGTAGGCATGTGGGGAATCGTCAAGAAGCTCCTGTATATCGTTGTGGTTGGCGTCGGGATGCTGATGGACTGGCTCATCCTGACCACAGCAGAGAGTATGGGAGTACATATCCCTCTTGCGACATTTTTCGGGCTGTTGGTGGCTGTATGGCTCATTATTAATGAGCTGATATCAATCCTGGAAAATCTGACCAGAATGGAAATACCTATGCCGGGATTTTTGCTGACGGTTGTGCAGCACTTTAAAGTGGCCGTGGAGTCCAAGGGAGATGAGCAGGCCGGGAATATGGACGATAAATCAGAGGGCGAGTAA